GGCCATGGATTCGATGAAGACGTACACTGGGCTTGTCGAAGTCTTTGGCGCTGGTGCTGTAAATGAAATCTTTGCGGCTGGCGGTCTCAATTCGGTTCTTCCGCCCGAAGTTCTCCAAGAATTGTCTGGTGATCTTCGCAACGTCTCTGGGGTAATCGACACCCCCGGTGAACGAATGACGATGGCTAAGATTTCTGGCTTGCTTCGTGGTGAACTTGAAATTCAAAACATGACTGAGACTGAGGCTCGTAAGGCGATTCCTAGTATGGGTGCTACTCACCAAGCCAACGCTAGGTCTCTCGGAACTAATCCTAGTCAAGCCAATCAGACTGCATACGTCAATTCCGGCTTTGCGCTGTCTAACGCTGCCTTGGAAATCCAACCGGGGGCAGATCGAAATACCTTTATTCGTAACGTGCCGACGGCTCAAGTTCTGTTATTTGGTCTTGATCAAAAGAATGCAGACTTGCAAGTCGGAGACCCCACGCTTATCCTTGGTAAACGAGCTGCGGCTACACACCTTCTCGATATTTCTAAACGGACTCCGCTGTCCGCTTCACAGATTGAGCAAGGTTGGTCGTACGTTTATCAGCAGGCGGGGCCCCGTGCCGGTACGTATCAAATCACTTTAGATCGTCGTGCGTACAATAACTATCGAGATCGCGCCCTTGGTGCTGCAAACTCTATGTCTGCTGCTGGTGGTGGGATTGGTATCATTCAAGGCACAATTCCTACGTACGAGCGTGCCCTTGCCAACCCCCCTAACGACTTACGTCAACAAGTGGGCGGCATGAACTATACTTTAGGATATTTAGTTGAAACTACAAAATTTGACGAAACGATGGCCGGTGTTAGCCCTGCCGATGCTCGTAGGTTGTTTGCGTTAGGCGAAGTCCCCGAAGTGATGCGTACTAGGGCTTCCGAAGTGACCAGTCAACGCGTAAACCAAGAGCAACTGGACAATCAACTGATTGATGCGTTTACGTCTGCTGCAAGTCAGTCGGCAGAACGTTCTCAGACCGCTCGACAACCCGCACCTGAAGCTCAACAAGCTATTCAGATCGGTTCTAATATCCTAAGCCGTCGTGGCTGGTCTACTCCGGCTATTGCTGGTATCTTGGGGAATTTACAAGCTGAATCTAACTTTAGCACGACTGTTGCAGGGGACGGCGGACAGGCTATTGGCTTAGCTCAGTGGCATCCCGACCGTCGGGCTACCGCAGCTCGACAAGGGTTCGACTTAACAGATATTAATCAGGCCTTTGCCTTTATTGACTGGGAATTGAATAATACTGAGTCGAACGCTGGCCGACGTCTTCGTTCTGCGACTGATGCGGCACAAGCTGCTGACATCTTTGCACAGTACTTCTTAAGACCTCGGGGATCGGAGTCAGGAAACCCCGAAAATATCCATAACATTAGCGGTCGTCGAGCTAATGCACGAAGGATCGCGGGGGGATAATAACCGATGAGATTATCGTCCTTGCTAACAGCAAGAAGGCTGGCCCGTGGGAGGGTCCTTGTTGATTTCCCTATTCCGGGGCCTCCGGGGGTTCAAGGCCTTATTGGTATAGCAGGACCTAAAGGAGACACCGGAGCCGTCGGCCCCAAAGGGGATACAGGTTCGACTGGACCACAAGGGGCCAAAGGAGACACGGGCGCTACGGGAGCAACAGGCCCTAAGGGGGATACTGGAAACGTTGGTCCCGCTGGTATAGACGCCCCCAAAAAGTTTGGAACACGTCTTACGACTAATGCGTCTGGTTCGGTAACTTGGACCTTCCCAAGCGCCTTTACGGCAATTCCTGCTATCAGCATTAGTCCTGTTGTCACGGCAACTAATGAAGTATTTAGTTGTCATATAACTTCTGTTAGTACGACTCAGGTGACTATTCAAGTTGTTCGTGGCGGCTTCGAAGCCGTGACACTTCTTGGCCTAACTATTCTACGTCTTCCTGCTTCAGTCGGGGCAGTGCCTCTTCATATAACCGCTACGGCTACAGCATGAAAAACTTTATTAAACATATTTGGTCGGCCGTCTTGAACCCTGTGGTGATAGACGCCTTCCGATCTTGGGCAGCAAACTTAACGGCGGTGTGTGCGTCGTTATTCGCTATGTTCATCACACTTCTCATGTACTACGGGTCTTGGTCAGCTGAAACAGAAATTTTACGTATCTCGTTTTTGTTGGTGGCTCTTGTTCTTACTCATGCTGAAGTGTTGTTTGGAATTTTTTATCTTCATCGTATTTCAATGAAGTCACTTGAACTTAAAGGCCCCAGTGGGGTCGAACTAGAGGTTACAACCCATGACGTACAGACTGTCACAACGGTCACTAACGAACCTAACGGGAGTACATCCAAAGTTACAGTCCGTAGTGAAGCTGGCGATACAAAAGACTAAACAGGACTTTATGGTCCTCGAAGGTGTTCGTACCCCTGAGCGACAGCGTGAGTTGTACGCGCAGGGGCGAACTAAACCGGGGTCCAAAGTAACTTGGACGTTGACGTCTAACCATTTTGTCAACCCCAAGACTGGTTTTGGTCATGCTGTAGACCTTGTTCCTTGGCCCGTCGACTGGTCCGACCTAAAGAAGTTTGACGAGATTAGTCGTGCTATGTTTGAAGCCGCTAAAGAACTCGGCGTAGAACTCCGTTGGGGTGCTGACTGGGATCGGGACGGTAAGCCCCGCGAACGTGGTGAGACGGACAGCCCTCATTTCGAGCTTCACGTTGGCTAAAGCTTTTAACTCAATTCTTAAAGAAGCTGCGCTAAAGTTCATTGGGCTTAAGCGGACTACCGACGGTGAGTCTTATGTCACCACAGTGGCTCAAGAGTCTTGTGCGTTAGCTACTCATTCGGCTGCCGGCGTAGCAGCTACAAAGTGGGCCGTTCTTATCGATAAGTCCGACATAGTAAATTGGCCTCATAAGGTGGATGCCCCAGTAAATATTGCTTACGTAGCACTGCAAGTGGACAAGGCGTCAGCAACTCAAGGTCGTATGGGTATTGGTGTAATTACACGTATCGACGGAACGTCCGCAGATGTAACTACTGTCCGTGGGCTTACGTTTACGCAGTCGACTGACGACCACTTTATTCGATCTGAAAACTTTAGTCAAGCTATTATTCGAACAGACGTCGTATCTGGTAATACACCATTTATTATTTCGTCGTCTAAGTTTTTAAACGTCACGGCCATTAATACGGCCACCCCTCTTGAAAGCCCACGAGGCGCTGCGACTGTTACACCAGCCCTTGGCGATATCGTCATGCTCTTTGAGCACACGTCTGGCAGTGCTTGGACAGGGTCTGCGACAATCCTTTATACAACTGAGAAAGTTTAAGAATGGCCGAAACACCTTTTAATAGTCAGCGTTTTGTTGGCGCTAAACCGATTAATGAGTGGATTGAGATTCTCGAAGATTTGGTACGATATTACGGCGGCAGTACTTACTTTAGTTTTGCCGGAACGTACGTACCAGAAATTACTGGACGTGATCCTTTTATCAGTCCTAGAAATACAGTACTTCCTACGATTACTGGAACGGCCCAAGTCGGACAGACCCTTACCCGAACTACGGGCACCTGGGTTCCGACAGGAACGTTTACCCAACAGTGGTACGCAGCTGGTGTCGCTATTAGCGGCGCTACTGGAACCACATATGTGCCGGTCGTCGGTGACGTCGGTAAGGTAATCACGGTTCGCGTAACTGCGACCAACAACAGGGGCGCTACTGTAGCTACGTCCGCTGGGACTGCTGCCGTAATCGCTGCTTAAGGAAGGCGGTGATCCAAATCTGGCGTCGTCAGTCCGTCACCTCAGATTGACATAAAAAGAAACCCCCGTCAGGATTGCTCCCGGCGGGGGTTTTTTAGTATTTAATACTTTTCAATCAATATTTGTTCATAATATAATTACAAACATGGTGGGCAGCAGAATAATAGTCAATTTCAGTAGTCTCAAATATACTTTCGAGCAAGTGTCCGACATTATCTACTACTGGAAGTTTGGGGTCCGTTACGTCTTCAATATTAAAAGGGAGTTTTTTAATTACTGGCATCAACTAAATTCTCTTCTACCCAATCAATCAGCTTATTGTACCGGAGGGCTGTTTCGTTGTACTGTTGGATGGCGTCGAAGGACCAGTCGGTAAGCTGGGTAACGGTTGTGGTCGAACCATCAGGGACGCTGGTGGGATTGGTCGTAGGGTTGATGGCTTCGTTGAGCACCCCGACAACGCCAGCATCAACAGGGCAATTGTTGACAGGGCGCTCACTGAGACGCTTTTTGATGTCGGCCGCTTGAGTTCGGCTTCGATCAAGCTCCTGTTGAAGTTCACGTTCATATTCAATGTTCCTTACTTGGACGTATTGGATTTCTTTGACGGTCTTAGTGACCTCACGAGTTTCGATTCGTGCTTCGTTCCGTTGCCCCACCAAATAGCCAGTACCGTAAGCAGCGCCAACAGTACAAAGGCCAATGGCACCCACGACAAGATAAGCACGATACTTAGTAAGTCCATTAAACAATCTCACAAAAACCTGCTGCACAAGCTAACTCCTGTGTTCCTGTGGTGGTGTCTTCTAATTCATAGTCTAACAATTTCGACCAATCGATTTCCTTGGGTGATTTTTCGACAAAAGCGTTATATGTCTCTTCGTCGCACTCTTGGTACGGCGCTTGTTGATACGTATGCTCAGAGTACGGCAAGAATGATACGCCACTGATGACGTCCCAATTGTTCCAGACCCACGCCTGTACGTCCATCCATTCGTGTTCTTTGACGCTGATCGTCACGGACGGTTTGTGTTCACACCACTCCAACTGGAAAGTCTTCCAGATTTCAAGGTGTTCGACGGCAGTGAGGTCTTCCCGTGTGATCGCCCCAGCCGGACTCCGTTGCGGAAACGAAAAGACGACGGTGTCGTTAGGCTTGGTGACATCTGGTTCATTGGGGACACCTTGGCTGATCAGGAACTGCGTGAGAGGGTCCTTAACGTCACCACGAACAGTTCTAATATAAAAAGGACTGTGGCGAGTATGAATACCGCTGGCACTGTCAACAAGCTGACTAACGGTGCCAGAGGGCTTGACACAGGTGGTTGCGGCAGACTGCGGAACACCCAGTTCGTTAGCCCATTCTCGGTTCGTCTCAACAACAAGGTCACGAAGTTCATTCAGAAGTTCCACGTCTTTGTAAAGACTAGGATGATCAAGGATGCCCGTCATGGATACACCCAGTAAGCGCTCTTCTTCAGTGTTGGTCTGCCATACTTTACGAAGATACTTGAAGTTCGTCAGTGTCGACTGCAACGTCCCGAGAATAGCTGCGGCTTCTGCTTTTAGGCGAAGAGAGTCCGCATCGTCATCATGTCGTACAACAATTTCGGACAGATTGCAGAATTGGTACGGTCGGAGGATGATTTCCGAACAAGGATTTGTCCCGAAGTCCCAGTCCGTATCACGTCGTCCAAATCGAGCAGCTTGACGTTGACTTGCGTCTCGGCTGAACATTCCTCGTTCACCGGACTGACTATCATATAGAGATTTCCACTCAGCCATAAAGACTGACGTGCTTGGCTTTTCAGTGTACGAAGCTGAGTTGTTAGCGAGGGCGCGTTGGACATTGTTTTCCCACCAATTACCTGTTTTAGCAGACCGCATACGGTCGTCATTGACGTCAGACAGGCTGATCATCGCCGAGCGGCGTACACCACCGACCACCACCACTTCGCCAATCTTGCACATAATGTCGTGGCATTCCAGAGTTGTAAGTCGACGACCTGCCGCCTTCTTAAAGAGATCGACGGTAAACCGGAAGAGGTCGACAAGCGGAGCAGGTCCTGATGCACGACCGCCAAACGTTTTGAGTCGAGCACCCGCCGGTCGAACATTACTGACGTCCCATTTCGGTACTTGACCCATATATAAGAGGGCGATGAGTTCTCGGAGACCTCTGGCCCAACCTTCTTTAGAGTCAGCAATCTGAAGCGTACTGTTAGTATCTTCGAAGTGTTCGTTAACGATTGGAAGTTTGTCGACATTCTTTTGTTCCACAGAAAAACCGACGCCAGTGCCGCACATAAGAACAAACATGGCCTCGTCAAAGGCACGAGGGCTATCGACCGGCATGTACGCACAGTTAAAGCCCGCCACATTATTACGCTCAAGCGCCGGGCCCGCTGTCATAAGGGCGCGCATCGACGGCATAACCTTGAGGTTGTAAATCATGTCGAAAAGGAAATCACGCTGGCCGTCTAACTTGTCGTCAAAGAAATCGAGATAACGGTTGACAACCTCTTCCCAAGTCTCGCGTCGACCTTTAGTTTCGTCCCAACGACAGTACCGAGACGTGGCAATAAATTTCTGATAGTCGTTCAATATCCAAATTTCCCTAATACTTCTTCGTAGTCTACTGGACGACTAAGTCGATTTTCTGGTTTGTCGAGAAGGTCTCGTAAAGCCGCCCCACTCATTTTAGTCGGATGATCTCCCATTGGGAACCAGACCCGATACATCTTATTAGTCTTTATCTTGGTCATACGGATGCCATTCTGTATCAAAGTACTCGTCAAAGTTATGGTATCGTCGAAAGCGTTTCTCTGCTTCGTCTTCAAGGCGTTTGGGGTCGACCGTTCGCTCACGGTACTTTGGAGACCTCAAATCTTTGGCGATATGATCTTTTCGGCGTCGACTGTGTTTAATTTTGTCGTCCATAGGTGCCATTAATCAATACTCTTTGTCAGTGCCTTAATGAGTTCCGCTGTTCGACCCGCCGGAGGTCTATCGTCTACTAACGTTCCCTGAGTTTGCGAATCAAGGACGATAGCAAGGCAAGCTGCTGCGTGGCCGAGGTGATGGACACCAGAGTCTTCTGCCCGTTCTTCCCCGTCAAACCAAGAGTGGATGTGTCGGAGAGCTGCATTGATATACGTAGAAGCAGATACTGGGTCCACTCGCCAATTAGCTGGTCCGTACTTTTTGGCTCCGTCTCCAAAGGCGTCGGCGATATAGAGAAGAGCTGGTCCGGGAATAAGTCCGATTGCTGGTTTTGATTTTCCATACTTAGTCTTCGGATTCGTATCCGTCAAGACCGAGGGCACTTCGGACACTCGCTGACTCCATGATTTCGTCATAAAACTTATCGGCAAATTGTTCAGTCGTGATGTCTAAGATTTCACAAAGCTCATCTGGACTGAACCGTTGAATTACGTGTTGGTACAATTCATCCTCATCCATACGCTTCCTTGAGTCGTTTTAAGCTGACCCACTCCATGTCATAAGAACCGTTTTCGACACCACGCTTGATGACGACGCCTGCATTCCAGACTTGGTTCCCTTGGCCTGCAAAATCTGCTTCGTAATCTTGGTAGACACCGCAGATAAGGCCGTGGAGAGTTTTACCAGATACAGTATTTGCTACTTTGTGGTCTAAGATGTGCTGGTGACCCATAGAACACGACGCCATCTTCTTGATCAGGAGTTGATTAGCGTTAGGTACAGGACGACCCATAACCCCAGATACAAAGTAATGGCTATAGTGAATACCGTCCACTTCCACAATGTCCTTGAACGGATACTCTTCCCAACCGTACTCACGACTTTGTAAGTCCGACAGGCCAATAGTGCCTTCAAGAACAGGATCGCGATCAATGGCGCGGCTGATGCGATCTTCGTGATTCCCCAGCGTCCGAACGAAGCGGGGAAGTTTCTTTTTCTGTCGTTTGACAATAGACATCATCCTGTCTTGAGCTTCGACGCCAGCCGCAATGTCTAGCTTGTACCGGCGTCCTTCGAAGCCTTTAGTACCTTTGTCGTAAGAACAAAGACTCGGCATGTCCCACCAATCACCGATGTCGATGACGGTGTCGGGTTTTACGTCATTGATAAGATGCCCAAGCCAGTCATAGCGGACATTATTAAATCCGGGATGGGCATGGCTGTCTGGGATTAAGATATGTGTTTTACCACTCATAAAGCTTCAAACTCTTTAATTAGTTCGAGGGCTTTTTCGTTGTCCCCAAGAATTAATTCGTCCATCAGAGTTTCGTAGATAGTTTTAAGTTCTGCTAGTGCCGGAGTTAAATCTTTATGATTGACTACGCGGGGCCGATCATCTGTAAATCGAATATTATAAAAGAACTGATGTGCCGGAGCATCTTCAGGTCCCACGTATTTCCAACGACCTTCTTTTAAGGCCTTAACCCTTTCAGGTGCGCTGAGGCTGTAACCAATGTCTGTAAATTCAAGAGTTACTTGTTTAATTTTATCAGCGTACAGGCGTTCACAGCGCGCCCTTAAATACTTTAACTGTGCTTGATTCATTTAATCCAATCCTCGGGAATTTCTTTGTCGGCCCACGGGAAACCATGTTTGTCTGCCCACTGTGCGTGGGTCGTTTTGAGCCCGGGGACCTTTTTATGTGCGTCCCCGAAGACGAACCTAATGTCCAAGTCGGGGTGTTGCTGCTTTACGAGTTTCATCTTAGCCGTGTCTCCGCGCCTGAAGTACCCTTTGGCTTCGACTATGACGCCGTTGTCAAGAATGAAATCAGGACTGTAGATGTGCTTGGAGACGTACGGAACTTTAAGGGACTCGTAGGTGAACGCACACTTGCGCCTCTTGAGGGAAGCAGCGAGTGTGCGCTCGAACCCACTACGCATTTACTTTAAGCCACCAAAGCCTTCAACACAAGTAGTGCCGCCATCGCCCTTATTCATCTTCGATGACCTCGTCGGTCTGTCGAACGAACCGGACCTTACCGGCCTCTGCTGCAAACTTGATGTTCAGACTATCGTTAGGATTGGCTAGAATAGCTACGTAGCCGCCTAGGGCCAGATAACCAGACTCCGTGATAATGTCGCCCGTTTCAAGAACAATGTCAAAAGTTTTGGGCTGTTCTAGTTGAACGGGAGCCGCTGCACGGGGGCCGTCGCCGGGAAACAGTTTAGTAATGTTTTCGTCGCTCAAAATGTAACCTCGTATACGTCGGGCTCTTTGACTACGTGCGTTAAATGCACAGGCCCTTTGGAATAAATAAAGGTCCGCAGACCAATGCCATCATTGGCGTCTGCCCAGCACGTCGCCTTGAAGGGACAATAAGAGCAGTTAACACCTAAGGCCATGTTACCAGACTTGCCATGTTCGACAGGTTCATAACAACGTTCGGGAGGCTCAGTGTCGTCCAGAACTTCCTTAAGGTGTGTCACCCGCGCAGGGATGTTTAGTTCGTCGAATTCGGATTTATCCGCTTTAAGTAGCGTAAGCTTGCCTTGTTCTTTTTCGACAGCAAGCCAAGCACCGTCGATACCACCAAGGGCGTGGCTGTACGCCCCTAGTTGCTCATAGTAGCCAAAGGCGTCGTCTTCTTTAAGTGTACCCTTAGCGAACTTTTGGAAAGCAAACTTGGATGCAGTCTTAACGTCGACGACAACACCGTCAATAACGGCATCCATGTGGCCAACAACCCCATCAATTTCTACCTCCGCTTGTTCGTGACTTACGTCGTGTCCCGCCTCTTTGGCGAGGAAGAGCATGATAGATTCCCAGATATCCCCAAACAGGAACTTAATCTTGGTCTCTGGCCCGATTTCTTCTTTGTCGGCCCCGCCCTTAACTTCGTACCAGATTTGCCTGTCACCCTTACCAAGATTCGACATGCGTAACGTACCGGGGCGGGGGGCTTCTGCGAGGCGGGCAGCCACTGTCTGCGCGATCTGTTCCCCTAAGGCGGACACATTAGCTGCGTCCGCCTCGTGGGGTTCCGTACTGAAGAGGCCAAGAATATCTTCGACTAATGTGTCAATAGACATTGATGGTCCCTAGTTGCTTAGTACGGACGAATTTATTGTCGACGACTTTGTAGCGTTCGTACTCACCACTGCTGATCTTAGTGTAGGCTTCGTCCCACGTTTCAGCTTCGACGACAACTTCGACAGTTTCAATACCTTCGACAGCTTGTTGAAAAGTTGCCGTAAACTTCAAACCTTTGCCTTAGGATAAGCCCGCTTATAAATCTTACGAGCCGTAGGTTTGTCGATAGTTAGATTATCAAATGTATGTGTAATAGTTTGGTTCGTCAGAGACGCCCAAAGTTGTTTAAAGTAGTCTCGAACTGTGGCTGAACCGCCGACTTCTACGACTACAAGGTCTGCAACGTCAACCATTACCAAGCCTCGTCGTCAAACGTGAAGTCTTCAAAGTCCGAGTCATTGCCCTTGCCTTCGTACGGCACGTGCTCGACAATCTTCAGTGCAATCAGCGACGGCTTCAGACGCTTAACCCGACCGACAGTAATTTCATTCAGTGCAAACTTGGCGTCTACGACCGACAGATTACCAATCTTAGTATCGGGGTCCCACGGTTGTCCCTTGGAGTCCAACACCTTGATGGGTTGGGCGGGGGTGCCGTCTCGTTTGGTTTCACGGCGCTTGAATGCGATATAACGATCCAGCGGGTGGTTTTCTTTAGACTTGATGTAGAAGTCTGAACCGCCTTCGGCCAGATACTTTTCTACACCTTCAGCGGTCGGCTCGAAGTCAATCGACCATTCCCGCTCGTTTTCGTCGTAGCCCTTAGAGGCTTTCCCCAGAACCTTTGCCCAGGCAACACGTCCACGTAAAATCATTCTGTAACTCTTCCTTGTTTTTATTTTTATTGGAGCAACACGTCTGCTCGTTTTCTTAGTATCAGTATTATAGCACGTCAGAGACGTTTTGTCAAGCGATCTTTCGAGGTTCTTGCTCAGAAATAATCACAAGACGGGCCCCGCAAGACAGTATTGGATTATGGGCACTGTAAACCATTCGGCTGCCCGGAGGCAATTCTACTTCGTTGGCGTACCAACCCTTTCCCGTCTTACCCCTTTTAACTACTACGGGTGGATCGTTTGTCCCATTCTTTCGATTACTGTCAATAATACCACGATTTACGTGAGTATAAAATAAAGGACTTGACAAGATTGCATTCCTGTGTTATAATATTCTTGCAGCGGGGGTAATACTACATTAATTATTAAAATAATCAGCACGCTTCGAGTTGACCAAAGTACGTTGTATATTGTCCAATGCACCTTGATAAAGACGATTAAGTTCTTGCATTCCTTCTAGAGCTTCGTCCCGGCTGAGTTCTCGAAGAGGTTTACCCCGCCAATGGGTAATATGGTTTTTATAGTTCATCAGGCCCAATCACCCCCAAGTCCGGCAAAGGCAGGAGGGGGGAGCCTATTAAATACTAAATTTTGCGGTGCAGCCATGGGCATTTCATGTCTAATTTGCTCACGATCAATTCGCCAACCTTCTTCGACTTCGGAAACTTTGGCTAAGAAACGTTCTGCACGTTCCATTGTATTAGCCGCAGTCCTGTGCAGATTAGCTAAAATAGTTTTGCTTTCGAGACTATCGATAACAGGCTGTGGGACAGTCAATCCCCCAGTTAACGTAAAGAACGCATTTGAAAGTTTCAGATCAAATGAAGCAAGATGCGCGTAAATTGATCTATTACAATAAATAACTTGGACGTCCGTGTTTGCTACACGATAATTATGGATCGCAGTAATATTTTGCGGGCCACCACGACCGAAGTACTCTTCGTCTCGGTTCTGTTCTCCGGCTTCCCAAGTTTCAGGGGCGTTGAAATGTGTGTTACCACTACCGATGAAAATGTCGATATCTTTAGGTTCAAGACCTAAGAGCCAATCTCGAATACAGCCACCGGCGATCATCATATTTTCTTCGTTATGACCGACGTTAGCCAATCCTCTTAGTAATGCATTCCAAAACATTGGACCATTCATTTTAGTGCGTCTTGCTCCAATCTGACCCCATTTTGTATTCACCTGCAAGGGGTACAGTTAGTTGTAACATTTCGCCCGCTTGGGCAAGGCATTCAAGTGCAAGTTGACCGACACGTTCAGCGACGTCGGGGTGGCAATCCCATTGTGCTTCGTCGTGAATGTCACCCACCTTGAAAGCGTCGAGGTTTAGTTCAACAATCTTCATGTCCAACAGAACTGCTGCTAGTTTCATAGCGATTGCACCGGCAGATTGCAGCTTTGAGTTGAGCGCCGCATGGGTACTATTAACACGGACGTACCCTCCGTCGATGGTTTTGATCCAACCTGTCTCTGCTTCCCGTTCAATCCGCTTGGCGAGCTTTTCGAGACCGGGGGTATTATTCAGAAGTGTCTCGCGGATACGCTTGCCGAACTGGGCAGACTTACCGTAGTGAGACCCTAATTTCTTATTTGAAGCTCCGTATAAGAAGGCGTAGAAATCCGTTTTGACAGGTTTTCTACTGAAGACAAAATCGAGGGACTCAGTGAGGGCCTCAGCGTTTGCAGTATGTGGGTCGCCATAGATGTATAGGTCGGCAGCCTCTTTGTTTCCCAGATAATGTCCGAACATCCGCATTTCGAGGGCAGAGGCGTCGTACCCCACAAGTACTCGACCCGGAGTGGCACGCCAAAGAGCACGGCACTCTTGTCCATATGCGGCTTCGTTTCCTGGGATGTTAGCTGTATTAGGTGTTGTATGTCGCATTCGACGAGTAAGCGCGCCACAGCTAAAGACCTTGCCGTGGATTCGTCCGTCGCTATGAACAGCATTAAGCCACGTGTTGACCATGTTGGCCCGTCCATTAGCAACAAGCCAGTCAGCGATTGCCTGTACTTCGGGTCGCTTGGAGGTCCTAGCGAAATCGACCAAGGAATCTTCGTCGACTTTTGGTTGTCCGGTGGGCGTAAACTTAGTAGGTTTCCAACCAAGACTGAGTAACCTTTCTGCCCGTTGCGTCGGGCTGCCAATATTGAACACTTGCCAGTCGTAGCAAGTATAAGTACCGTCTCCGTTAAATTCTACCTTTGGGTATTTACAAAGATGTTTTTCGTACGACGCATAAGGTTCGCCATTGTCTTTAACACGATAGTTATAAGACTTAATGGGAACAAGACGAGGCGGGAAAAGTTTATGAATTGGCCCTTCTAGGTCTTGTTCACGCTGGCGGAGTTCTTTGTATAGGTTTTGAGCTTTTTGCACGTCGAAGCAAAAGCCTGCACGCTCTTGCTTGTCAATAACAGCTCGGGCCTTATGTTCAATCCAACAAGATAGTTCACTAAATCCACGTCCTCGCATTCGCTCGACGAGTGCTTTGAAGACTCGGACGGTGATTCGGACGTCTTGTTGGCAGTAATGCAGCATGTCCTTAGTGAACTTGCTGAAGTCATCGAAGTCTCCTTTAGGGAATTTGAAGCGTTCGCCCCAAGCTCCTAGGCTGTGTCCCCCTGGAATGTGCGGATGATAAAGGTAAGACAGCACAAGGGTATCGACAACACGGTCGTAACTAATATTAAGACCCAACACACGATTGAGCTGAAAAATGTCAAAAGAAATGCCATTGTGCGCTACGAAGAACTCGTCGGCGCTACGCTGACTGAACCACTTCCGGATTTGTTCATGACCGATTAAGTCCTCCGATACACCTGTGCCGACGTTGGTGACACACATGCACCAGAAGACTGTGGGCCAAAGACTGTCGCCTTCGGTATCGATGACCCAATATTTATTGAAGTTCTCTTGTGTGGGAAGATACAATTACCACGGCTCCTCTCCGTCTAACCCGGGGGCACGACCCTCTTCGTATGCTTTGCTGTCGGCTTCGTCAAGTTCCACGAGACGACCAGTGACCTCGTTGTACCAAAGCCAAGCACATGGACCCGTCTTCCCGCAAAATCGATTCTTTTCCACGACAACTTTGGTAACGTTGCGGCGCCACGGGTCGGCTTCCGTCTTGTCTCTGTGGAGCTTAAATACCATATTTGCAAGCTGCTCGACACCAGCAGTCCCACGGATTTGACCTTGTCTGTTTTGATGGATAACCGCGATGACGGCGATATTAAGTTCCATACAAAGTGTCTTAAGTTTGGTGCTAATCTCATCTAGCTGCTTTCGTTCGTCGCCGGACTGGTCCGACACGACAATGGATAAGTGATCAAGAACGATGTACTTACAACCGAGGTTGTGCATATGTCGTACTTTGTTAAGGATTTCGTAAATACTGTTGGAACCAAAGTGATCCCAAATGACAACACGGTCAGTATTTACGGTGTCGTCGTAGTATTTACGGAGTTCTTCGGAGTCGACGGACTTTCGGACATCTGGAAGATGTAAAGGCTTGTTCGCCGAAATCGACATGAGACCAAGGGCCGTATCGGAGTTCGGCTCCTCGAGATGTAGAAGCCCGATACCTCTCGTTGTGTTCTTAAGAAGATGATACTCGATCTCTTTAAGAATGGAAGTTTTACCGATACCTGTTTCGGCAGTAACGACAACGAATTCAGATAGCCTAATTCCATATGTCATCTTGTCCAAGCCGGCCCAAGGATACGAGACGGTTTCGAAGTTTTTGGGTGTGGAGATTTCTTCCCACATATTTTTGCCCAACTTAATACCGCTGGGTGTGTACGTAGGGGCCTGCCACCACTGCTTAGAAAAAGCATCTGACTTACCGTTTAGAAGATAGTCGTTGGCGTCTTTAAAGTCTCGGGGCGTAAAGACTTTTACCTTCCCCGGCTCAAACATGCCAGCCACTAGTTCAGCTGCGTCTTGTCCGGGACGAATTTTGGTACCGTTCGGCGCTTCTCTGGCTTCGTCCCTGTCGAAACAGACGACGACATTTTCGAAGGAGTTTAGGTACTCAAAGTTATCGGCGACATTCTTGGCTGCCGTAGCGGCAGAATGGACAGAAACGACGGGAAAACGGGACCCCAACATTTCGTACGCAGCCATGGCGTCACATTCACCTTCGACAATGGTGATGTACTTAGCCTCGCCCGGCTCAAACAATTGTTGTCCGAATAGCGTCGCACGTCCCCACTCTCCTTCGATGGCGAAGGCTTTTCCGGGTTGGCGTTGTTTGTTTGCTACATGGTGTTTTTCTGCGTCGTAGTACGGGTACCTGTGTTGGGACTCGCCTCCGTACGCAACTCCGTACTTTTTCGCTGTGGCCGCACTAATTTTACGGTCAGCGATGGGTTTAAATTCTGTGGTGAGGGGTGTCAGTTTTCCGTGCTTCACTAAGGGCACACGCTCCTCTCGCTCTTGATTATGTGTTTCCGAGGGAATGTAGTGCCCGCACCCGGGCGTAAAGCAGTAGCTGTGACCGTCCGGATAGACGGCTAAATTATTATTTGACCCACACTCGGGACACGGCTCATGCCGTACCGTCGTGTTTGCCATCAATCGTAATCGTCGTCGTAATCTCTGTGTTCGGCTTCTGCCTCGTATTCGTCAACTTCTTGTTCTAGTCGGGCCATATCGTCCCAATGCTGTTGTTCTCCTTCGGTCCAGCCATTCATGTACTCAGGGTTGTCTGGGTGTTTGGGAACATTGTATATTTGGTAGTCGTCAAACCCCTGCTTCTTCAAGTGCTTTCTCCACGTTAGGGAACTGTGACATGATGATAGATCGCATTTCTCGGGCCAACGTTCGGTGTTCCTTTTGTGTTTCCGGACCACACCTCACGGCGAAGTAATGAATCCAGTCGCGCAAGGTCCCGACCATGTACATTCGCGTAGGAACGAGACCTTCTGGGAGAACGGAGCGGGCAACTTCTTTAGCGACTCCTCGTTCCAATGCTTCAGAATAAAGCGCCCCGGCGTGTGCTGAGACATCTTTAATTGCGTCGTTCCACCAAAGGGCCAACGATTCGTCCGAGCTTTCCAAAGAATTTTGTCGGTTTTCAGCGTCCTGCATACGGACTTCACGAACGGTGTGCAGTTCTTGGTAAGCGGCGTACCGACCACTAAATTCCTGAAAGTGAAACGAACGATGCCTAAGTATTTGTCGTGACACGTCACGGGTTGTCTCCAACTCAAGACAGACGGACACCATTTCAAATGGTGACCAATGTTTATGTTTAATAAGGTAACGAATTAACTTTGATGCGTCTTCCCCCAACTGTGCATCGGGGTTGGACACCCGGGCCATGTACCCGATAAGTTCTTCCCCTTTAGGGGTCGCCCACACTAGTTTCGCTGACAAGTTCTGTTTCCTCTACACTGTCCATAAGTGAGAGGGCAAACTCGCCCCAAGTGATTACTTCGTCTGGGTCACCACGGCCGCCGACAGTTTCCGCGATGATGTCTTCACATGTGGTGCACGGGCGGGGCTTCATGTCACGACCGTCGAGTCGCAACTCTTCCATGCCCTTGCCACAAATATAACAGGGGCTGGTCATTAACGCCACACCTTCCGCTCAACAAAATTCTTACGGTACTGTTCTTCACGATAAGCCTTGATCATTTCATTGATCATTTCATTTTCAAGCCTGCGCGCCTTCCAGATCGCAAACAATTTAATTTTGTAGTACTTACGCCTACCTCTATAACCCCAAGAAGAGTAATTAGACCACCAATGGTTATCAGTAAGCCTTTTTGTTTGCTTGCCAGGACAACAAATGGCGTAACCGTCTACTGTCTTATGAACTTCACATTCAAAGGATGGTTCGGAACGCATCGCGATACCTTTCGACCGTAGTGCCCACCAAACCGGGTGCAGTGTTAATTTCAAGTACGTACGCTAAGCGTTCCGGATGACCACGAGTCGGTTTTGAGACCATGACGTCTACAGCACCGAAATCGAGTCCAACAGCTTCCACTGCGGCGACTGCTTGTCGCACGACGTCTTCAGACGGTTCACCCGAGTTACGTGCAAAGATAAACCCACCCGCGTGATTTCGTACCGCCCAGTTCGGTTCGCCTACGAAGTCAGGGTCTCGAATCTTACGGGTTGCATCGATGACTTGACCGTTGAGGACATGAATTCTCCATTCGGACTCCTTGACAATGTACTTAGTATAGCATGGCGCGGCCGGGATGTCAACCCCCGGCTCGACAATTTCAATGCCTTCACCAGAATGTCCGTTAAGCGTATGTCGGACTACAACCTTGGTGCCCCAATCACGAGCTACGCCAGCTTGGGTAGTGTAAGGAACACAACGAGCCCTAGCGCCGATACGCTCAAAGCATCGGAGTTTGTTCGAAGCCACTGCGACAGCAGCCGGGGCATTAAGAATACGACCAGCCCCAGCAACATGATCAGGGAGAGCACGGCCACTTCCCCAATTGATAACGGTGTCTTGTCGGCCGCACCGAACTCGGCTTCCCACGTGTCGGACCCGGGCAATTCCAAGGGCATTTGCGAGCTCTCCTGCTCCCCGACTACCGGGATTATGACTAAAGATTTTAGTTGCCATTATTAATCGGTCCTACTTGCGCAGGGCGTAAAGCCCATTGGTTAAATTCGAAACGTTGAACATTCTGTCTCACTCGTCGGACCTCTTCTCTTTGTTCAAATGCTGCCCAATCTATATCATTGAAATTGGCGACAGCCTCCGAATAAGAGTCCACAATTTCTTTTTTAACCTTGGGTTTAGGTGCCGCCTTAGTGTCCCAATTAGTACGTGCGAATGCAATTTCTTGTGCCAGACGCATACCCGTGTGGGTTTCTCCAGGTTTTTGAGTCACAGCGACGGCAATAGGAGACCCTTGTCCGAAGACCTCTACGGCAAAAGCTTGTTCACCAAGGGTGCTAAAGCGTTTAAGCAATTCAATCGGCGTTTGGACCGCCGACGTTGCGTAGTCTCGCATAGCACGGAGGGTGTCCACCCATGCCATTACTGTGTCAGTGTCTGCCGTGCCTCTGTGGTTACGAAACTCGATGGTTCCGTGAGTCGGAAGGCTAGCAAAGTTAAATGCCGCGTATCGACGGCCCCGGTCAGTCACTGCTGCGACTTCGTGTGCAAATGACGTATTGATAGGGTCTCCGTACCGATTGAAGCCCCCCACCTTAATGTCTGCTTGAAGGGCTTCACGAAGGTCGTCGATAGTTCGTTGAGCCAATTCTGCACCCAAACAGTGAACGTTCCCCTGTCGCTCTGCTCCGCCCATTTCCATAAGATGACGTTCAAAGATAATATACAGAATATAAATCTTGAGTACGTCTCTCCACGACAAATGCATAGCATTCATGTGGACATGAAGACTGGTACGGAAACTAAATACAGGGGTAAACCCTAGTTTGGTGAATGTCCCAGAAAGATGTTGAAGATCGTCACGCAGAACACTATAAGGCCGAGGGCCATTAGAGACAAATTCAACGCCGTCTCGAAGCGATCCATCTTCGACAGTCCGCCAACCTTCCAACTTAGGAAGCTTTTCAGAGAATTCCGTCCAATGTTCTCCACCAAGTCCTTCGAGCTCGATTTCCAAACCAAAGGAATCACTGTCGGCCGGAGGATTTTGCCCGAAATTGCCTCGGTAGAAAGCGTGAATTTGAGTTCCAAGTTCCTTAAGAGGTTTTTGCATCTGTTTCGTCCACTTCGAAAGGGAAGCCTGCCTCTTGCAATGCCTCCGACAAGTACTCGTCTTCTTTGTTAATCAGAAAATGTTGGAACTTTAAGCCTAAAGCTACACCTACAGGTCGTCCCCTGTACATAAGGGTGCGAACTTGCGGGGTTTCCTTAGACCTACCGACAGCAAAGTCTCGACTGATGGCACAAGACGCCCAACCTTCGTCGTTAATCCGACTAAAAGCTTCTTCGACGGATGGATAGATACCCATCAAAGTATCACGCATAGCTGGACCCGACATGGCAGACCCGGAAGGTTGCGGGAAAATCGTCGCTCGGGTTAGGCCTTGATGCTGCTGCCGGGACGATGTCCGAGTCAAGAACGTCGCAGACCGTCTTTGAGGGTCATTCATGTAACCAAGCCGGAAGATTCGGAAATCCAAGTCTTCGTCGTCTTGATCGACGGTAATGATTCGACCTTCTTTCCCAGTCGGCACCGTGCCAGAAATCGGAAGTCCCATAAGGGACAGACGAATGGGCCCATTACCGCGCTTATTAACTGCGTCACAGTAATAGGGTTCACCCTTGTACATAATGACAGACTGTCGGAGCCGAAATTGTGCTTGCTCCAAAGTATCGTATTTAAGCACCTAAGCCCTCCTGTTAAGCCGCCTGTTGATACGGCAGAACGAGGTCAAGGTCAAAGTCAACCTTTTTCTGCCAGTCAATGTCGTTGGTGTCGATGATAGATCGTGCCATGTCCCCGAACAGGTCTTCGGCAACGTCACCGTTGAAGTAGTCAGTCAGTGCCTTGACAGACGCGTCGAAGACCCACGCTTGAAGTTCCGGCTTAGCAAGCCACGCTGTCGACGGTGTGCGATACTCCAAGCCGTACGACTTAGCACGGAATGCACCCGCCTTACCGTAAAGATCGCGACGGCGATTATCGGGGTCCCAAAGCAAGCTGTAGATACCGACATAGTAATCCATTTGCTTGGCAATACGGCAGCACAGTTCGAAGTGCTCTTTGTCACCATAAGGGTCACTAACGTTCGTGTCCCAGCCAAGGTGGATGTGCCCCGACGCCGTACGGAACAAAGCTGAACCATTGGGACGGGGGTTAATGTTGCCCGTCCAAGCATTGTAATCCGGCTCACAGCCCAACTCTACTGCTTCAGGGGGTTGGGTTGCCATGTAGTCAGCCGTAAAGTCGGCGACCGGAAGACCGTGAACAATGCTAGTAAACGGCGGAAGATGTCCTTGAAGTTCGTCCATGACCGACCGAATATTGTCCATGAACTCTTGCCGGTTTCGTGCCGGATTGACGTTAATCTCAGCGGCCATACCGTCGACTTGAATGGCACCACCCCGGACGGCAAAGGGATTACGCTTGTCACCCGGGATCAAACCATGGATAGAAATAATACTCGGCTCTTGTCCCGGCATAGCCTGTTGGACAAACATTTCAGGGTCAGCACCAATAGTAAAACGATTAGTAAAACGATTGTTTTTCATGTTCACTTACATTTGTTGGAGGGTTTTGTCGGTAGCGCAACCGTGGGTTTCGCAGATAAAGATTGTCTTAGCTGCGTGTTGCATAAAGAAGCCCTTGTCGGCGAAAGTGATCGGATTATTACACCAACCACATTCGTTGCCCGTCAGCTCTCGGAATTTTCCAGCGTTGATGTAGTTTCCGCCGGGCCCTCTACGGACGCTAGACGAAGGGGCTTCTTTTTTTTCGGAAAAGAGAACAACATTGTTATCAGAAGGCTTGACAATGTCTTTCTTTTCTTTGTCCTTATTCTTGGAATTTTTTGCCTTGACGTCAGCGGCGTCTCCTGCGACCCAGCCGTCTCGCCACTGTTCCCAGTGGAGCCCTTGTTTGGCGTGGTCGTACGGGTTGTCTGCTCGGGGACGGCCCGTCTCTCCGGCCATAAAGCCTTCGTAGTATGCCCCCCAGCCTTCATCGTCGTCGTTGACATCAACAACTTCCTTGTTGTCGCTGGTAAGCTTTTTGGATTCGTTTCCACCGCTTGTTTGAGCAGTTCTTCGGTCGAACTGGCGGCTGTTGTCGTCTTCCCGCCCCCAGTCCATCCACGGTGCGCCTTGTCCGTGCGTTCGAAAATTTGCTGCCTTCTTACCCTCCGCTTTTTCACGGGTGGGCTTATCAGCAAAGGTCTGGTTCAGTTTCGGAATACCCCAAGACAGAATGGTGTCGACCGGAACTTCCATAATCTTAGAGAACTTAATGTCATTCCGTGTAAGAGCGACACTAAGCATCCATGCTTCGGACGCCCAATAAAGAGCCTTCCGAGATTCATTGAAGGCGTAGTACAGCGGACGTTGACTATTTCGGACGAAGTTAATCGAATTGTCTTCGGCCTTATAGATTGTCAAGGCCCAAGCACCAGAAGTCAGTGCAAGAGCGCCCGCGATGTCGCCCCCAAGGGCGTTAATGGTAGCCACCAACTGTTCGGAGTCCGTTTCACCTTCCGGTGCATTTTCAAGGTCTCGGAGACACGAGTAATCCAAGGTACCATTGTGCGCTCCCAAAATATTACCCACGTGGAACGGATGTGAGTTAACCCGATTTACAGCACCCTTCGTGGCGTGCCGATTGTGGCCCATAATAATACGTTTGTACGGCGTGACCGCAGTGTCGTACGCCTTGAAGCCCATCAGACCAAGAGGATCGGTCGCCGCCTTGAGGAGCGTCGGCTCGGCTGCACCGTGCATGGGAACACTGGCAATACCGGTGCTGTGGGAGCCCCGGACGTAGTCGAAGTAAAGAAGGTTGTTGAAGACTTTAATGTCAGGCCCTGATAGATCACCTGCAACTCCTACGAGTCCACACATTATGCTGCCTCTCTCGGCTTAAACAGTTCGGGGTAAAGGGTTTCGACGAGTTTGACGAAGTACGGACGACAACTGTCGGACGCCTTGTTGTACTCGGGATGGAATTGTACGCACAGAGACTTAGTCTTTTCGTACCACACGACTTCGGGGTCGTAGTCTTCGGTGTTAGGCAGTTGGGTAATTCCCGCAGCCATCCGTGCGGTACACAGAGACGGAGTCTTAAAGGTGACATCCGGGCGAGATTTTTCTGCGACTGCAATCACCTCGGCGTCTTCTGTCGGACGCATCATTTGGTGGTGGGTAGAAGTTGCTTTAAAAACTTGCTCGGACAACAAACAACGGACGTTGTGAGACTCGCCGTGATTGTCGACGTGTTGCCACAGACGTCCGCCGTTCATTACATTCAGAAATTGTGCGCCCCTACAAATACCGATCATAGGGACTTTAAATTCGACACAGTTCCTAAAGGTGTCAGCTTCGTGCGCGTCCCGCTTTTCATTAGGACGACCACACTCTGGAATAAGAGGTTCACCGTAGCGTTGAGGATGAATGTCTTCTCCACCAGTGAAGACACAGACGTCCGCCAGCATCAAATCGTTTGTGCCACGAAAACCCATATCGTAGAAAAGGCCCATCACATTTGGATCAAGACGGCTGGCGATAAATACCAGTGGAAACTTACTGTCCATTCGGTTTGTCCACGTCTGTAAGAGTCCGTTCAAACAAGTACAGAATAGACGACCCGTTATGGTTAGCGTTTGACGTCGTTAAAACGTGACGATATCCCGCTGCGGCCAACTTATTCAGCTTTTGTTGAGTCCCTTGGCCCTTATTAAGGATAAAGGTAACGACGTCTCCGACCGCAAATTTCTTATTCCTTGCAATGAAACTGGCGATGTCGTTAGCCAGATCGTCTCGGGACATGCCCTGAATTAAGTGGACTTTATACCCGTTGTCGTGTGTGTGCGACGTAAGAGTCAGCGCAACGGCCTTGTCCCGTTTTACGTCAGGAGTTTCAAAAGGCTCTGGAACCGTGAAGGGTTTGCCCGAATAATTTTCCCGGATTTCGTAGTCATTACGGACCCACAGACCCGCCGGAGTTTGATGCGCCCCATGAAATTGGTCCATAGACAAAGCGATCCCCGGGGACTTGTAGGTCGCCATGTCCCGGTCATATTGGCCTGCTTTGCCGTTCAACAAACCCTTCTTGAACATATACTCAAATTCATACGAATCAGCAGCATTTTGGTAATCTTTTATGTATTGTCTTGTAGTATTTGGGTGGTTCCCCCGAGGGGTTCGAACCTTTTTACCGCCGGCTTCCCAACCTTTAAGGTCGTCTTCGTATACTTTAACGTACCCTAAGTAGTTATCACGGGTTGCGACAAAGTTCTTGGCTTCGTAATACGAACGAGCCTCTTCTTCAGGGGTTTTCTTTTTAGAAGCCGGCGGCTCGATTAGAAGAAACGACGCACCGCAACAAGCAGGATAACCAACGTCTTTAAACTTACGAGGTTTATCGGGCTTTGTCGTGGGGGTTAGGGGTTCGGCCACTGGCACGGGGTTTAGAGACTCTGCTACTGGCACGGGGTTTAGAGACTCTGCTACTGGCACGGGGGCAGCCGGTATTTGACGTTGGGCCGGGGCATCGTTGGGCTGAGGATAAACGATATTCGGATTATCCGGCCGAACCATGCGCCAAGCACGGTTACCCGACCTTAGTCGAATGTACCGGCGGACCAAGCCCGGACCGACTTGTTGGGGTTGTTTAGCCATGATGATAGATTAACCCTTCGCTTGAGTTGTTTTGAGCCAGTCACCGTCGGTGATCTGGGAGCCCGGCGGCGGTGTGCCGTTGTACACGTACACGTAACAGTTAGTCGAGCCGACCTTATGAACTTCCCGGCGGTACAGGCTGGGCACACCTTCGTATGCATCCAGACCCGGGATCAAATCGTCTGTGATGTGGAAGACGTCCCCCACTACGAAGCCTTCGCCCGGTACGATCCCGGGGAACCAACCAAGGTTGTGGACATTGAAGCCCATCAACTTGGCGTTGTGTTTAGCGACACTAGTCAGCCCGAATCGCTTAGAGTTGGGGTGCGCGTCACGAAGCGTACCGTAGACGAAAAGGTGTTGGGGCTTAGGGGTATTAGTCATCGTCTTGGGCATTCGCCAACACCTTCCTATACAAGAAAATTTCAGAGTAATTGTCGTCACCGGGACGTGAGTTAGGGTGATTGTGAATATTGTGTGCCCGCCCCGCACGGCGCCAACCAAGACGCCGGAAGATGGGCTGCATAAACACACGCTGTTCGGCGTTTACGGCTGCCAACAGCATACCCACACGACCCAGACCAGTACCTTGGAAGGGACCTCCCCCGGTCAAACCACCAGCAGCCGCGTTCGTAAGATACTGTTCGATCTCGGCCATTGTGGGGGCACCGTCTCGACGGTCACGATGGGCATGACGCGGATCGTTACCAAAGCCCGTTACGACTGCGATACCGCAGCAAAGCGGGAAGGGTTGAATGCGAAGTGTCATTTGCTGTCATTCACCTTTGTATAAGCGGAAGTTCTAAGGAAGGTCTCACAACATTCCGTCCCACCCCTATTATTGTTTTTGGTTTTCCACCAACAATATCTACCTGAGATCGCAACAATTTCAAAAACCGTTTGTGACGCCTTAAACTTATCACCGACCTTGACGCCTTCGGCTACCCGCCGGTCTTCGAGTTCCTTCAGTTCAGCTTTCTTGGCTTCGATTTGCTCTTCGATGGTGGGTTCCGGCACCAGTTCAATCCACGTCGGATGGAGATAAATAGGACCTTCTTCTACGAGCCATGCTTCAGGACGGCCCTGATCTAATGCTCTTTCCTTCAATGTAAAAACCCGACCTACGGAAAGAGAAATAGAATAATACATGGTACCATTGACTACTACTTCCTCGTGTGGAAGTACACGAACTTTGTCGCCTGCTTTAAATTCACGCATTTATTTTATCCTTAAACACCTGATGAATTCTTTTATGTACTCGTCTCAAATCGGGGTGATTTCGTATCCACATTCCTGTGTACGGATTAAAATGTGTCCGAAAGAAACTGTCTAAGTCTGGTCTAGTCGTATCTATGGATAAATCCACTTCAAACGACATCCTATCGAATTCTTCGTCTGAAACCAGTGACAAGTCTAAATATTCGTACGCATACGCATAATACGTTAATAAGACTCGTCTTCTGGTCTCTACTTCAACAGGGCTCCCCCACACTTAAACCTCCTTGGTGTCCGCGACGAGACTCGAACTCGTACGCCAATTAGCAACAGATTTTAAGTCTGTCGTGTCTACCAATTCCACCACGCGGACAAAAATGTTAGGGATATATCAAACCGGTTTTTCGATTGATTTTGTAGTCAAACCACATTCGAATTTGGTCGTACGTATATCCAGACGGGTGCGGCCTTAAATCGGGCGGCCCATAGTACCCTTTACCGAACAACCAATCTTCTGGCGGATCGTATCGAGTACCTTTAACCGGGGACTTAGGAACGGCTGGCCCCTTCATTGTGGGTCCCTTCTTAAGTGGCGGGAGTATTCTGGGCCGGCTTCTTAACTGCGACTCCGTCCAGAAGACGGTTAAGGGCGTCAATAGCCTTAGTCATCGTCGGGCTGGTCACGACTTGTTCGCCGACTTCCGAAGCTGCGATGAGGTACAGAGTTTCCTTGGGAGGAATAACAGAAGAGACAACCATACAAATCAGCGGCAGGGCCAACCACTTGGGCAAAATCTTTGCGTACTTGTTGACAACGCCCCGAATTTGGGCCTTCGTCTTCCTGTCGTCCTCATCGTCATAAGACGACGTCGAGGTGCTAGCATATGTAATAAGGCCCGCGACAACCGCAGCTGCAAAACCTAACAACATAATTACAGCAAGTTGATTGAGGGCAGAAGAAAGGGGGCCAGCAATGCCAGCGAAGTACAGAAGCCAAGAAAGACTGTTCATGATGATAGATTCCTTTTCACTTAAGGTCGCGGGGTTTTGAAGGTGTAGTTCTGACGACTGTAAGGATTGTAGTGCCAGTACCAGTCTTTATTTTCTTCGGCCCATTTGTCGGCCAGCGCCTTACGTCCGGCCTCTTCTCGCTCGTACGCAGCGAGTTTCTTAGCCTTAAGGCGTCTACCTGAAGCCTCTCCTAAAAGGGCGATTCCGATAAATGGTAGTGCAATTATGCCCCCAGCGAGGGCGATGGGCCAAAAAATTCCGACGATTACGATACCCTCTCCTGAAACTTCAGGATATTTAGCGCCGAGGTAGGTCCCCAAAAGGGCGGAACAGATGGCCCCTACAAACCATATAAGAAGTAACCAAGATGTTAGGTCCATTTACCCTTCCTTGCAAGAAGATTATAACACGAGCCTATGATTATGTCAAGGACCTAAAGGCGGCTTTGCTCAAAAAGTCTTGCATCCCCATACGTTCAGGCTGTCCTCCGTGAATATAGATGACGTATGTCTCGGTCTTATGAATCACGAGAACGTCCTTGCGGGTTGTCGAATAGTACCTCATACTAGGCAGATACCAACGCGAACCTACGATCAGGTTTTCAGTCTTAAGCTTACGATTAAGGGGTTCAAGCTCCCCTCTGATTGACTTAGCCTTTCGATTGAGGGATGCAACCTGTGTTTGAACTGTTGCCAGTTCTGTTTGGAGTTCGTCCCGCCTCGCTCGGATTTCTGCGTTGGCGTCGATCATGCCAAAATTCCTCCTTTTTCACCCAACTTGGTGATGTGTTTAATGTCTTGCATGAGGGTGTTACAGTCGCGAGCGGTCGGTTGTAGGACCTTTACCGAGCCATCTTTGATGTGTTCACCACGACGGGGGGCATCGACAGTCGTGATAATACCATTATTACGATTAGTCAGTGTAAAACGAATGGACATCAACATTTCCTTGTAAATGCGAAGCGTAAGACAGCTGATGATAGATTACTTCTTACACCGCTACCCGCAGCGCGTCGGGGGCGGGGTTGTTGCTAGACCCGCCGCACTTTTCACAAATCATGTGACCTGTTGCGCCGCCCCATAGTGCGCCCGTTCCTTTGCAAGTCGGGCACACCGGCTGCGCGTCCTCGCGGGCTTTCGTCTGGGCGCGGAAGTCGTGCATGCATCCGACGCACCGCTTCATAGGATCAGCTTCGCCGCATCCGCCGCACGGCTCCGTCGTGTCACTCACAGCGCGTAGTCGATCATGAAGCGTTCGATAGGCCGACGCAGGCGGTTCGTCTTCAGTTTACCGTTAATAAAAACGTCAATGAGAACGTGCGTATCGTTCCAGGCGATGACACCGGCAACCACGTTTGAGCCGGGGCGGTCCACGGTATATTGATATTTGTCCATGATAGATTGTCCCTAATGGACTTCATACGTCTTACCAACACGTCGGCTGTGCGTATGAAAGGATGCACGGTCGCGACACGTCCCACGGTTTTAGGCCGAAGGCGTGCATCCATTGATAAGCACAAATAACCCCCGCCAGTGTGAACCGACGGGGGTTAAATGATATGCACAAAGGTTGCCCCGATTTAGCGGGGCGGATACATGACGACCCTCCTGTCATCCAGTTTAATAAATATCACCACGTCTTTAAGTAGGGTCATAGTTTAATGACGTTAACCCCGTTTAAGTTCGGTCATATACTCTTAAGCCGCTTGGGCGCGGCGAGCCTTAGCTGCGTCCGACGAAAGGCCAAGTTCGGCGGCCTTGGCGATGGCGAATGCTTGAACGTCAGCGGTGAAGCGACGGAGCGCCTCCTCATTATCGTTCAGCGAGCCATTTTCGACGGCCTTATCAATCGCCTTGTTGAAGGAGCCGATGCGGCCCATGATGACAGCGACGTCAAAAGGTGCGTGCGTCTCACGACGGCGCTTTTCGGACGGCATATCAAAGAACGGAACAGCTTCCGCACCTTCGACGTTGTACGGCTTATAACCCTTGGCGCTTTCGGCGAGGGCGCCAATGACACCGTCACCGTTGATGCGAATGGGGCTAAAAGCTGCGGCCCATTCGATGAGGGCCAGACGACGGGACCGGACGCCGCGACCGAAGGTCTGTCCGCCCTTGGTGGTCACGTCACCGATCAGCTTGGCGAACAGGGTGAAGTCGCCAGTAGTCGCTGCGTGTTGAAGGGTTTCGACGGCAAGCAGATGCGTTTGAGTGTCAAACGTACCGTCGAGCGTAATCGCCCGGTCGATGCGTTGTTCCAAGGTCAACGGGGCAACGATGGAAGTCGTGCCAGCGTCAACGGGTGCAGCGGCTTTAGGTTTACGGGGAGCCATGTTAGTGTCTCTTTCACATAAGATAGAAAAGCCCGACAACAGGATTGTTGTCAGGATAGAAACGGCAAGGTTCGGGTGGAACCTGACGACCCTTCAAAGCGGGGTGTAAAGCAGGCGATGATAGATTGCCGTCTCAATGCTAACAACACGAGGGGTGCCCCGGCCTAACGCCAGCGAGCACCCCACTAGGTGTTGTCCCCCGCTGGACGCTACACACAGCGGGTCACACATGACCATGCGCGGGGGTTTTGCTTACGTGTCCAATACTCCGCCATGACATGCCCCCGGACAGCGCTTGCTAGGCGCAAAGCGGGGTGGCGTTTCGGACCACGGAGCCCCGTCGTCACCGGGACTTCACCACGTCCCCCAAGCGTAGGCCCCTTTCCATGCAGTCAGCTTACGCCTTCCGCCGTAGTCAGGGCCCCGACAGCTTTCGCGGGGGCAGGTTCGACGGGGTGGCCTTCGCTTTGGCCCGCTTGCCGTCTGACGGGAGATAAATGACACAGGGGGGGATTGGTTGCAGGGGGTGACGAATAAAAATGATGATAGATCAAAACCCATTGATAATAGGGGACAAAAAGAAACCCCCGAGGCTTTCGCCCAGGGGGTTCCAAAGTGGTGTTAGACCTTGCGCCAACGTGGGCGCTTAGGCGGGTGCTTCATGAGGATCGTATCTGACGGTTCCGGCACGGCGTAGTCGTAACCGAATTCCTCCGCCGCCCACTTCTCATCTCCTGCGAACCGCTGTGACCCATTGACCCCAAAGGCTGGCCTTGCCTTGTCAGGCCCCGCTACAGGCCCAATGAGGCCCTTAGTCTGTTCCCGCTTAGACACAGCATAGACGGGACTGTTAAAGCCCCGTGGGCCGTGGAAACCGACACCGCTGTTACGTCCCTTGAGCCCTGTTCTATTGTCTGTTGACCGTGATTTGTAACCGGCGGGGCCGATACCTTTAGTCAACAGGGGCTGGTCTTTTTGTTCATTACAGTTGGCAGTCATGATAGATTGACGCGCTGCAATGATACGTTCGCGCTTACCTTTGCGGGCCATGTTTAGAAGCCCCCGCCAAAGACCAACACAAAGGCGGCGTAAGCAATGGCCACCATGAAACCGGCAAGCATACCGATAACGGCCTCTTCAAGAACCGTGGATTTACGCATGTTATTAGTTCCGATCATACCAACAAACTGGTTGGCGCAGTTGAGCTAGACGCTCGCAAGTAAGGGCGGGGATGTTGATGGTTAGATAACTGATTGTCTTAGAGCCCATTCAATGCGGGCTATTTCTTCGACGTAATCAAATCGTCGTTTAGTAGTTCTGTTGTCAGCCATTACTACCCGACAACGGTTTATTACGTCTGTTGTTACGGCCATTGTTTCTGCCCTGTAGTTTTGGGGCAGGGGGAACTTTTTGAGCCATTGTTGATAGGTCATCATTCTTCTGACACCTCACACAGATAAGATGAGTCGTTAGTTGATGTGTTGGCCTTAAGCGCTTCGTCTATACAGTCTTCTTTAGTCAAACTATAGTCTTGGACATAAACAGAGCCGTCCAATGTGTATTCGACTAAGTCAAACGTCGGACTAGGGCTTTGAAGGTCAAGAACGACATAAACTACTGACAGAGCCAGTAGGTTAGCGACTAAGATGGCGATGATAGATTTAAACATGGTCCACCTTCGTCGTGAAGTAAGCGCGGTTGTCGAGTAAGTCACGCATACGGCTGATGATGTTATCGAAGTCAGCTGACAGTTGAGCCAACTCTGTTTTCAGCTCTTCAGCCGTCTGTTGTTCAGTTGGTTGTTGCATTGGTGCTTCCCGTTACAAGATTTGGACATAGGTCCGCCCTCACGTGGGAACGTCTAGGTGTGTGCTTCACGATGTCAAAGAACTTAACGATGGGGTGCAGCATAAACTTATGCGGAGCGGTGTCAAGAGCCCTTGTAATGGTGCAGCTTTGGGGCCTATACTATAGTCCAATGTGGTCATTCATGTGTAATACATAGTCAAGGGCTGGTGGGCTATGACTAATGTTAATGTAATCAATAAGGTTAGCTTGGTGATGAATACATGGGGAGTGTAATACACTTACTGAACCCATGTCGCTGTAATACACCAATCCCGCCAATGAATACATGTTATGGCCCCCGCTGAGCCCCCGAATGCTTACCCCCGGGGCAGGGGGCTGGGGGTGTTCCGCTTTATGCATATCACACCTAAAGAATTTCTCAGAGAAAATCCCCATAAGTCAAGGCTTCCGCCTTTCAATTATCTTTAAGCGGGGTTGTATTACAATAAATGTTAGGAAGTGGTGGTCGGGAATACACGGGACTGTACGACCCTTAGCGATATTACACCTCGGTGGATTACCCTTAGTGGGGGATACCATAACTATTTTAGTCTTTAGGGGTTGACTTAGGCTTTAAAATATGTTATAATAGTAGAGTAAACGACAGACACTACTATAAGTGTCCACGGTTAGTTGATATTAGTTATTTTGATTATCTAATATAATTAATTCTTAAATCTTGTCAGTTTATTTATTTATCCTTTATCTTACCTTTCCGTCTTTGTCACACCCACGGTGTATACACTTAGAGGGGAAAGGGGACAAGGGTTTTCTTATTTTAAGAGGTTCATAATTTACTTTGTCTGACAAAATTGATCTGCGTCCCATCGCCTCGGGGTATCGCTCTGTTAATGGTCTCAATGACGACTTCGACAAAATTGTTGTCGCCTTTGACAATACCTTAAGCCGTGACGGTACCGGCCCCAACGAGATGCAGGCCCCGTTGGACATGAACAGTGAACGAATCATTAATCTGCCGGAACCCACGACTCCGACTGAGCCTGCCCGACTCCAAGAAGTTCAAGAAGTTTTAGTCGCCGTAGATAATCTTGAAGCTGCCGTAAACACCGCTACGGACGCCGCACAAGATGCACAAAACGCAGCCGCACAGGCAGCCGCCGACGCAGCAGAAGCCAGTCAAGCGGCTATTGACGCCATTGCAGCGACCGCCTTTAAGGCAGACGTCACTGGGGGTAACCTTACTGCACCGAACGCAGAGGCCTTCAGGAAAACCCTTGTGGCCCCCAAGGTCGTGGACATCAACCAAGAAGCTACGGCTCAATTGGCAGCTACGTACGCGTACACCAGTAATCTTCCATTTGTGTACAACGGTGATACGGACCTGACGATCACCCCCAATTTCTCTGGGGCAACGACCAATGCCCAGCGCTTTGCAATCCTCAAAGCCGCTTGTGACTGGCAGTCAAAAACTATCCTGACGGGATACGGTCGTATCAAGATTATTCTTCCCGACGGCGTGACCGACTTTGGAACCGAAGCAATTATTCGAAGGTCTGATCAACCGTCACTGTGGCTTGAAGCGTCCGCTTTCCCCACGTACATGGATATCACAAGTATTTCTGTGTCTCCCGTTTCCGGGACTTTGTACGAAGTTACAGTCGGCGTCGGAACACCCCTCCCGAACCACGTTACGACGAACTCAGCTATCGGGGCCATCTTTGTGGCGGGGGACAACGACGCGAGGGCCTTCTGTGGTGGACACCAAGTCCGAACAGTAGCACCAAATCGGCTGTCGTACACGTACCGTGCCCGTTATCAAACTGCCCCTGTCGCCCCGACAACGTTCATTCGAACGGTTCTTCAGGGACGTACGCAAAGCCAGATTGCAATTCCTTTTGCCACCTTAGCGTGGTCTGGGGGCACAGCGGCCGTCGAAGGCTTCTTTAACCTCAGTGAAAATGCAACTGCGTATTCCCGCTACCTTGGTTGGTCTTGGACGGGGACGGACGCAACTACCGACGGTACTGTCTTAGGTATGGCCCGCAACGGGTCTTACTGGTACTGTATGGACAACGACGTCTTTGTCGGCGGGCCCACTAAATCTGTTCGTACTGCCAATGGCGGTAGCTTCTACGCGAACCGTTGTGCATTTGGTGGTAACGACTACGCACCGTCCTTTACGCCAGTGACTACCCAAGACGGTGGTGAATTGAATCTGGTTCGTTGCTCTGGCGGTGGTGCAAGAACAGGAGTTATATCGATTGGCCAAGGAACAGTGGGCGCTCTGAACAGTAATATGTTCTCGGGGGGTCAATTCTACGTCGTAGAACTTCTGGGCTCTGCGGTTCGTGCGTACCCCAACATTCTGTCGTACGGCCCGAGCACAGGGGCCCTGTCCCTGGACCAAGGGGCGAGTGTCATTGTCGCGTCAGGAGGTAACGTCTTAACAGTTCAAAACTCTGCGCTGGGTCTCGCTTGGAAGAACGGCGCTAAGATTATCGGTGTTCCGACGTTCGCCAGTAACACCTTAGACGCCCAAGACACCGGAAACGTTCTGTCAGCCAATGGTATTTGGATCACTGATACAGCAGCCGCCTTGTCAATGAACTTAACGTCTTTGACGACAGGCGCACTAACCGTAGCGGACGCAGTTCCTCGTCTCCTTCTGGTCGACGGTGCGACTACTGCTATAGTCAACGGAGACGCCGGAAACCTTCGCCTGTCGGCCCACTCGACGTCTCGTGACATCTTCTTTGGGCATGCTACGACCACTCAAGCCACTTGGCGTACTTCGGACAGTTCGTTCCTCATCGGCGCAAACAAAGTCCTTGGGGCTCGCCAAGCTGCTGTCACCAAACCCACAGGCGGCACCACCATTGACGCTGAATGTCGTACAGCTTTAAACACTCTCATTGACCGTCTTGGCACTTTAGGCCACGGTCTAATCGCTAATACATAATTACACATGAGAACTTTAGACAAACAACCATACAAAGGGGCTAGCGGCGCATGGCTGACCGAAGCTTTGTTCTTCGACAGGATGGCACCTAAACCCCAAGACCAATGGCCTGTCAAGCCCCTCTTCACCCTGTTCGACCGACGTGACGGTTATAGGTGTGCTTGTGATGATTTTATTGCCTTAGAAGACCCTACAGGTTATTTATGGGCTATGACGTACTTAGGGGATTATAACCATTGGGAACGTTTAATGCGAACCCCTTGGTTCCCCGAAGTGTTTGAAGAATGGCGTCGCCGCTTGGCAATTAAACAACAATCAGAAGCTATCGCAAAGATCAGGGCTATCTCAGAAACTAGTGGTCCACAAGCACTAGCTGCCGCAAAATACTTAGCAGAACAAGGATGGCTTCCCAAAGCAACCAAAGGCCGTCCGACTAAAGAACAAGTGGCTGCTGAATTGAAAAAAGAAACAAAAGTGCAACAAGAGTTGTTAGACGACGCAGATCGTATTGGCTTGAGACTGGTAAAATAACGATGGCTACAGAAGCAAGACAGCGAGCACAGGCTAAGTACAATTCGAAGCCTGAACAAAAGAAGAGGCGTGCTCAGCGAAATGCGGCCCGTCGAAAAATGATCAAGGCGGGTAAAGCACGTAAGGGTGACGGAAAAGACGTAGCCCACAAAGATAATAATACCGCCAATAATAAATCTTCAAATTTACAGATGCAGTCTAAAGCCAAGAACCGCTCCTTTAAGCGTGACAGCAAGGCTAGGCGCGCTAGAAAGTAACACATGGCTACCATAGCAGAAATCCGTGAAGCGGCCGAAGCAGACTTAGCGTCCTTCATTAAACTGATTGCCCCTAAGCAGGTTCTTGGGTCGGTCCACGAAGACATCTGTTCTTGGTGGAACAGGGCAGACTCTAAGTCTCACCAGGTACTATTAATGCCACGAGACCACGGTAAGTCCCGCCTGATTGCTTACAGGTGTGCTTGGCACATTACACGAAATCCAGACTGCCGCATCCTGTACATTTCGGCCACCGCAAACCTTGCCGAAAAGCAGCTTAAGTTTATCAAAGATATTCTTACGTCTAATCAGTACAGACGTTATTGGCCGGAAATGGTACACCCCGACGAAGGCAAGCGTGAAAAGTGGACCAATACAGAAATTTCTGTCGACCACCCCAAACGCAAAGACGAGGCTATCCGCGACCCTACGGTATTCACCGGCGGTCTTACGACGTCTCTCACCGGCCTCCACTGCGACATTGCTGTCATGGACGATATTGTCGTCTACGAAAATGCGTACACCGACGAAGGTCGTCGTAAAGTAGAATCTCAGTACAGCCTGCTGGCGTCTATTCAAGGCTCGGATGCACAAGTCTGGGTCTGTGGTACTCGGTATCATCCTAAAGATTTATACGCTACCTTAGTCGACATGAAAGAAGATGTTTATGACAACCAAAACGAAGTCGTCGGATCAGAAAACGTTTACGAAGTCTTTGAACGAGCCGTCGAAGATGTCGGGGACGGTACCGGACAGTTTCTCTGGCCAGTTCAAGTTCGATCCGATGGCCGTAGATTCGGCTTCGACGCCCAAATCTTGGCACGCAAACGAGCCCAATACGTCGACAGAACTCAATTTCGTGCACAGTACTACAACGACCCCAATGACCCCGGAGAGCTTCGAATTGATCGCGGAGTCTTCCAGTACTACGACAAGAAGTTCCTCACCCAGAGCGGCGGTAATTGGTACTACCAAAACAGAAAGCTCAATCTCACTGCGTCCGTTGACTTCGCTTACAGCCTCCGTGACAGGGCTGACTACACGGCCATCGTTGTTATCGGCACTGACAGCGGCAACCAGACGTACGTGCTCGACATTGATCGGTTCAAGACGGACCGAATTCCTGAGTACTTTAAGCACATCTTAGACCTTCATTCTAAATGGGGCTTCAGGAAGCTAGGCGCCGAAGTTACTGCCGCACAGAAGACTATTGTTCGTGACCTTAAGGACAACTACTTTGTCCCCCAAGGCTTGTTCTTGTCTGTCGTAGAAATTGCGCCTACCCGCCACCAAGGGTCTAAACAAGAACGTATGGCAGCCATCCTTGAACCAAGATACGACAATCGTTCTGTGTGGCATTACAAGGGCGGTCACTGTCAAACTCTTGAAGACGAGTTGGTACTCGAGCATCCGCCTCACGACGACTGTATGGACGCCCTTGCGACCGCCATTTCTATTTCCGTCGCTCCCACCGGAATGTTGGCTCGAGACAGGTCAGCTGCCGGAAATAATATTGTTTATCACCCCCGCTTCGGAGGAATCCGTTAATGGCCGAAAAGGCACTTGAAATTCGAGACGTCATGAAGCCAGACGGACTTGCCCATCAGATCGCGAATACGTTCACTGAATGGGAAATGTATCGGCAAATCTGGGCGTCTCAAAAGAAAGAAATTCGCGAATACATTTTTGCGACAGATACTCGAACCACGACTAATACCACCCTTCCGTGGAAAAACTCTGTTCACATCCCTAAACTCTGCCAAATCCGGGACAACCTTCAGGCTAACTATATGGCCGCGATGTTCCCCAATGACAGGCCGATTCAATGGGAAGGTGACGACGAAGACGCAGACGCTGTAGAAAAGCGCCGTGTTATTGAAGCGTACATGGAGAATAAGCTCCGCCAGTCGAAGTTCCGCACTGAGATTGCTAAGTGTCTGAACGATTTTATTGACTGGGGGAACTGTTTTGCTATTGTCGATTTTGTCAACGAAACGACGACTGATCCGATCACTCAAGAAACGATCAGCGGCTACGTCGGTCCTCGACTTAATCGCATTAGCCCTCTGGACATTGTCTTTGACCCCACCGCTGCGAGGTTCGAAGATACGTCAAAAATTATCCGTACTATTGAGACTATGGCGTCTCTTCGCTCTAAGATGGAATCGCACCCCGACTTAGCGTTTCTTGAAAAAACTCTTAAGAAGATGCGGGACTGTCGTCATCAGTTTAAGGGCTCGACCCCGGGGGACTACACTAAAGACGCCACGTATCAAATGGACGGGTTTAGTTCTTGGGAACATTATATGGAGTCGAACTACGTCGAACTGTTGACGTTCTACGGCGACATCTACGATCCTGAAAAAGACGAACTGTTTAAGAACCAAATCATCACAGTAGTCGATAGGTCTCACATTATTCGTCAAGAGACCAATCCGTCTTGGCTAGGAACGGCTCCGATCTTCCATGTCGGCTGGCGATTACGTCCAGATAATTTGTACGCCATGGGCCCGTTGGACAATTTGGTCGGGATGCAATATCGTATTGACCACTTAGAAAACGCTAAGTCTGACGCGTACGACCTTATCGTTCATCCTGTCATGAAAGTTATTGGTACCGTCCAAGACTTCGAATACGGTCCCGGCGAACGGATTTATTGTGGCGACGACGGGGACGTATCGTTTATGCCGCCGGACACTACAATGCTTTCGGCAGACACGCAGATTCAAATCTACGAATCTAAAATGGAAGAAATGGCGGGTGCCCCCAAACAGGCTATGGGTTTCCGTACCCCGGGTGAAAAGACCGCGTACGAAGTACAAGTCTTAGAAAACGGGACTAACCGAATTTTCTTGAACAAGTCTTCGTATTTTGAAGAAGTATTCATGGAGCCGGCTATTAACTGCATGCTGGAAGTCGCTAGGCGTAATATGGAGCCTTCAGAGCTTATTCGTGTTACTGATGATCAGTTCGGTGCCGTAGAGTTTATGAAGGTTACCAAAGAAGACATTACTGCTCGCGGCAAGATTCGTCCTATCGGCGCACGTCATTTTGCACGAAACGCCAACATTGTCCAGAATCTTACCCAAATGGTCCAGACTATCGGCCAAGACCCATCGGTTACAAACCACATTTCGGGACTCAAATTGGCAGAAGTCGTCGAAGAGCTGTTGGGTCTGGAACGGTTCGACCTTGTGTCTGAAAATATTCGTCTCCTTGAACAAGCAGAATCCCAGAAAATTGCTGGGGCTGCTGCACAAATTAATATGGAAGGTATGGCACCAGATGGCCAAAGTCAAAACGGTATGGTTCCAGGACCTCCCCAAGGATGAACAAGAGTCTTTTAAGGCTTTAGTTCTCGGATCGAAAAAAGTACTTGACAAATTAAGTAAAATAGTGTATAATAGGTGTAATGATGGAGAAGTCATTAAAGACCAAGACTATGACTCTCCTTCGTGGTCGCATAAACAGGCGCACCTGAACGGTAAGCGACAAGCGTACCGCGAAATCATAGAACTTTTAAAAATTGAGGAATATTGACCAATATGTCCGACCTTAACGTCTTTACTGAGCAGACCCCTCCGCAAAGCGCTTTTGACGCCCTCGTAGGCGAAGGCAAGAAGTACGCAACCGTAGAAGACATGGCTAAATCCGTGGACTTCGCTCAACGACACATTGAGGCACTGGAAGCCGAAACTGCCCAATATCGTCAAGCCCTTGCGGCTGACGTCGAGGCCCAACGTCAACAAACTCCCATTGCGCCACCCCCGGCCAGTCCCGAGCAACGCATTGATGAAGTTGATTTGGAAACTCGTATCCGCCAGACCCTTGAAAAGGCCAACACTGAACAAAAACTGTCCAAGAATGTCAACGAAGTTTCACAAAAACTGGTTGAAGTCTTTGGTGACGCTGCAAAGGCTAACGCCGCCGTACAACAAAAAGCGACTGAACTTGGTGTCAGTCTTAGCTTCTTGATGGACTCGGCAGCGCAAAGCCCGAAGGCATTTTATGCTCAGATGGGTCTCAACACGGCGGCTGCCCCTAAGCCCGGAACCCCGGGTACGGTCAATTCGGCAGCTCTGGCGGCTATTAATCCCCAAAGGGCTACGCAACCCGGAACTTATGCATACTACGAAGACTTGCGTAAGACGAATCCGAAGTTGTACAACAGCCCACGAATCCAACTTCAAATGCACAAAGAGGCGGGAAATCCCGGATTCTTTGATTAACGGAGATTAAAATTTGGCTGGTATGACTACCAACAACAGCCAGGCGCTTATCCGCTCTGAGCTGTGGTCTGCTCAACTGAAAGATGTCCTGACGGACGACTTGATGGCTGACGGCTTTGTCCGTTGGCTGGACAATTTCCCTGACGGCGAAATGCTGACTATCCCCAGCATCGGTGAACTAGACGCTTACGACTACGTCGAAGATCAAGCGGTCAGCTACAGCCCGCTGGACCTCGGTGAGTTTAACTTCACCATTAACCGCTACAAGCAATCGGGTACGTATATCACGAACAAGAACAAGCAAGACATGTTCTATATGTCTGAGCTTGTGTCGACCTTCGTGCCTAAGCAAGCCCGCGCTATTAAGCGTCACCTTGAAATCGATATTCTCAAGGAAGGTCAACCTCGCACGGGTAACCCCGCCGGTTATCAAGTGGCGAACTCGCCGAACCTGATTAACGGCGCAGCCCACCGTCGGGTCGCTACCGAAACCATTGGCTCGGGCACCATGAAGGTTCTGGGTTACGAAGACTTCGCGTACGCACGTTATGCCCTTAAGAAGGCTAATGTTCCTGATCGTAACTTGATTGCTATTGTCGACCCGTCGACCGAGTTTGCGATGAATGCTCTGGCCGCTGCCACGAACATCACGTACAACCCGCGCTGGGAAGGTATTATCTCGACCGGTATTGGCTCGGAAAATCACTTCATTGCCAATATCATGGGCTTCGATGTCTATACGTCGAACTACCTGCCGAAGTCGGGTGACAACCAAAGCGGTGCTTCGGAAACGATCAATACGGTTGTCTCGGGCGCTGGTGCAGTCGGCAACCTCTTCTTCTCGGCCGAATCGGACGTCCGTCCGTGGGTTGGCGCATGGCGTCAAATGCCGAAAGTCGACGGCGAATACAACAAGGACTTCCAACGCGAAGAGTACGTCACGACTGCCCGTTACGGCGTCAAGATTTACCGCCCGGAAAACCTGGTTACGATTCTGTCGAACCCCGCCGCGCCTAACGAATAATTGGAGGTAATTATATATGGCATGGACTAACGCTGACGGCCTCCAAGTCCGTTTTGGACAAGACTGGGTCGATCCGGCCCTGCGTAAGAACCGTCCGGGTTCTCTTCGCGTTGCCGGTGCACGTAAACAAATCGAAGTTGACTTAGACCTGAAACTGCTTCCGGTCGGTGTTAACTTCAGTGCCGATCTGAATAACGACGGCACTAAGGACGGCTTCTATAACGGCGACGTCTCGCTCCCCGCCAACTCTTCGATTACCGATGTCTTTATCGTCTCTGGTGAAACGGCTGTCGGTGGTACGTCGATTGCAGTGGGTCTGTTCCAAGCTAACGGCACGGCCATTTCGGCTACCGCGCTTGTTACGGCCACTGCTGGTGTTACCGCGAACCTTGCTGTCGGTAAGCGAATTAACGGTGACGGCACCCTGACTGCGGCTACGGCCGGTACGAACGGTGTCGGTGCAAACCGTGCATTCATTGGCATTACTACGGTGGGTACGTTCACCGCTGGTAAGGCCCGACTGGTGATCGAGTATATCGATCCTCAACCCGTTCCTGCTGATCTGTAAGTAGAAGGGGCGGCTAAGGGGAGGATTCCACAACAGGGGTCCTCCCCTTTCTTGTTTCGAACATGACCGAACTTTGGTTAATCAACATTCTTCTTGGGATTCTGTCCGCAGGTCTGGGATTTGCTGTTAAGAATTTATACGGACGTCTACATGAAATGGACTCCGAACTTTCTAACTTGCACCACACTTACGCCAAGAAAGAAGATGTGCACAGAGACTTTAGATTCATTCGGGAATCTCTGCAACGAATTGAAGACCAATTACTGTCTAAGGTGGATAAATAAGAATGACTAAAATCGTAGAGTTGGGGACACTGGCGTCCCTAGAAAATCAGACGTCGGCGATCCAGACTCTTAACGACAATAGTCAAAAGATCGAAGACGCTTTCGAGAATACGCTTAGCCGTGACGGGTCCAGTCCCAATCAAATGGGCGCCCCCCTTGACATGAACTCTAAGCGTATTCTCAACTTACCTGCCCCCGCTTCTGATACTGATCCTGCCCGCTGGACCGATGTAAAAGATGCCCAACTTCTTCTGGGCGGTACGGTGATTCCGTCTCAAGTCGGAAACGACGGGAAACTGTTGAGTACCGACGGTAGCGCTCTTGAATGGCTTTCACCCACAGACATCCCTAACGTCGGTGATTTGAAAGCAGTCAATAATCTTAACGAAGTTGATCCGGTCGCCGCCCGTGCTAATTTAGGCCTAGGGACGGCGGCTACACAGGACACTGGCGTAACCATTCCGACCCTTCAAGGGCCCAACACTTACACAGGAACACAATTCTTTGACGACGGCGCAGACTTCGACGGCCCAGTCAATTTTACGTCTACGTCTGACGTTGTTCTTAACCCTGGACAAACCACTATTACAGCAACTTCCGTAGGGTACAGAGGAAGTCCGTCTACGACCAAGACTGCAAATAGTACTATTCTTAATATAGAAGCGGGTCGTACTATTATTTATAATGAAGCGGCAACCAGAGTTTTAACTATTCCTCCGGGGTTCCCCGCTAATCAGTTTGTGACGGTAATTAATCTGGGCTCCGCGTCACTGACCATCGCGAGAGGTTCTGGAGTTACATTAGCTAAGGCGGGTTCGGGGGGTAATGCAAATGCTACTGTTGCTCAGTGGGGTGTGGTTACTCTTTATCAGATGAATCCTAATACTTGGTTTATCTGGGGCTCGAACTTCTCGTGAGTACTTTTGCTTCTACAGTTTCTGCAAAAAACTCAGGCGGTGGCGTTCCCGGGACATTTTACTTTACTAAACAGCCAAACAATGTTTCTGGAAGTCGTACAGGGTACGGGTTAGTTCTTTCAAATCCGTCCAGTGTTACCGTTGTCGGCGGGGTGCCTCCTTACACGTATGCCTGGGAATTTGTTAGTGGGGACAGCTCCGTGTTACCTGAAAGCCCCACTTCAAACGTCTCTCGATTTACTGCGTTTGCTGACGGCATTCCTTTTAGTACTTCGGCTACTTATCGGTCTAAAGTAACTGACAGCGCAGCCACGGCCATTACGTCGTCTACATTTACTATCGATTTACAGTCTACGAGTCTCTGACATGAAAATGACCTTACTTGAAATTGTACAGAACATCTTAGCTGCTATGGAATCCGACGAGGTTAATTCGATTGGAGACACTGTCGAATCTTTGCAGGTCGCCGAAGAAGTCAGGACAGCGTACGAAGATTTGTTCAGCAATTATGACTGGCCGTCAGAACGAAAGTTAGTTTCGTTGGCCCCGTCTAATGATCCAGATCGACCTACTCAAATGACTATTCCGTCAGACGTAGACGAAGTGTACAGTATTCATTATAATCACGGTACATTAGAAGCACCTGAATTTGTCGAAGTACGTTTCAGAGAGCCTGAACTGTTCTTCCGATATGCGACGATTTACATGTCCCAGTCCGAGCCGTCAATGTTGGTCGACAATTTTTATGTGTTTACGAACAACGGTCCTCGGTACTGGACTACGTACGATAATAATACCATTCTGTTTGACAGCTACAACAGCTCGTTAGACAGCACTCTTCAAGAGTCTAAAGTATTGTGTTGGGCGCGGAAGTCCAATGCATTCCAACTTAATGATGATTTCGTAGCTCCGATTGATGAGGCGCACTTCCCGCTACTTCTGTCCGAAGCAAAACGAATGTCTTTTGTAAATTATAAAGGCGTCTCAAATGCAAACGAAGAACGTCGAAATCGCGGACAACGCGTACGACTCCAAAAACACCTCTGGAAAGCCAGACAGCGGCAACCGTTCGAACAAGTCGACTACAGCCGAAAGCGTCGCTGATAAACTGGCCCACGTCCACCCTAACGCCCGTAAGAAAGTCCGAGACACAGCAGAATTTGTATCTGCGGGCCGACAAGAGTACGAACTCCGTTTGGATGGACAAGGTGGTTGGATTATCGTACCGTATAAAGGTGGCGCTATGCCAGAACGGCTCAAAGGACGTTATCTGTCTCGTCGAACTGCTGAACTAGATTTAATTGATTACCTTATGTCTACGGACAAGTTTGGAAAGGCGATATGGCCCGACAAGTAGCAAACAAGATTTATCGGAACTTCACTCGGGGCCTTATTACCGAGGCTTCCGAGTTGACGTACCCCGAAAATTCTAGTATTGCTGAAGACAACTGTGTCATCTTTAAAAAGGGTAATCGAACAAGACGTCTAGGTTTCGACATGGAGCCTTCTGGTGTTTTACACCCGACTCTCCGTTCGACGATTACGACAGCGGGTGATGCCATCAAAGAGTTCCGCTGGGACTCGGCAGCTAAGCGGTCAGACAAGAATTACGTCGTACAGCAAGTCGGAAGCACTTTATCTTTTTATGATCAGTCTTTCGAAACACTGTCTGATGGACGTAAATCGTTTAGTGTTGATTTAAATTCGTATCTTGCACCTAATAAATTAGACACGTCTAGGGTAGAAGTCGAAGCGTCTACTGGCAACGGATTTCTTTTTGTCGTCGGGGCTAACATTGAACCGCTGGTTATTGAATACCTTCCAGACTCAGACACTATTGTCGTTCAACGAATCTATATTCAAATCCGAGACTTCCAAGGTGTCGCTGACGGATTAGCAAATGACGCAGAACCCACGACTCTTTCTAATGCTCACCACTATAACCTGAAGAATCAGGGTTGGTTAAATCCAGAAAACGACGGTACGGGCACTACAGTACAGTACTTTGATTCGTTCGGTAATTCCGGTGTCTACAAAGGCCCTTCGTCGTCGCCGATTACTCAGTACTTCACTGAAGTCGGAAGATACCCGCCCAATAACAAACAGTGGTGGGTGGCCCGAGACGCTACAGATAATACCTTTAAGCCCGATCTTCTCAAAACGGTATACTCCGGTAACATGAGGGCCCCTCGCGGCCATTATGTCGTAGACGCCTTTTACATTGACAGATCGGCTGTGTCGGGTATTGTCGGGATTCCCGTTGTTGCTACAACTGATCGGCCCGTGTCTACGGCCTTCTTTAGTGGTCGTGTCTGGTATTTGTCTGGCTCTAATGTTTACTTTAGCCAACTATTAGACGCTAAAGGAAAGGCGGGGCTCTGCTATCAAGAGGCTGATCCCACCGCTGAAGACATCAGCGACCTTCTTCCGACCGATGGTGGGCATATCCCCATCCCAGAAATGTCTGAGGGTCTGAAGCTGGTCCCCCTAGGAGACGCTATTGTAGTCTTCGGAACCAATGGTATTTGGTCGGTCTCTGGAACTGCGTCTGGTTTCAGTGCGTCAGACATGTCTATTTCTAAGATTAATCCTGTCGGCTGTAATAGCCGTGGGGCCGTCGTAGAAGCAGAAAATCAAATCTACTGGTGGTCGTCAGTCGGCATCATGGCGATGTCTCCTAAGATTGGACAGTTTGGTCCGGTCGAAGGTGTCTTTGACAGGGTGAATATTTCAGAAGAAAGTATACAGTCTTTTTATAATAACAATATCCCTGAAGGACGAAAGCAGTACGCAAAGGGTATCTACGATCCTGCGACCAACACTATTCAATGGTTGTACGCAGACGACGAAACCCTTCCGTTGTACGGCTACAATCGAATTCTTAATCTCGATTTAAACCTTCAGGCCTTTTATCCTTGGTCGGTCGACGTTACAGGGGGTTATCATTTAAGCGGGGCCGTCCTTAGTACGTCTCTTCAAAAAGTAGACCACCCGCAAATTCCTGAGTCGTTCACAAAGTACGCGTTTAATGCGCCTGAACCCAATGAGTTTAGCCGTTTAGGTTGGGGTTATTTCTACAACAATAACTTTGCAGACTGGAGGTTGTCGGACGGCGTGGGCGTTAAGTACATGTCGTTTGTTGAAACTGGATACGAACTTCTAGACGACGCCATGCGTAAGAAGGCAACCCCTTGGGTCTATACGTATTTTAGGCGGACAGAAGAGACATTCGTACCAGACAACGGAGACTACACGGTCGACAAACCGTCTAGTTGCCTTTTCCAAGTTAAATGGAATTGGGCCAACAGCCAAGCGTCCGGTAAGTTTTCTACCAAGTTTGAAGCTTATCGCCACACTCGTTTGCCCATGTTCGATGAAAGTAATTTAGACTTCGATACTGGTTTCCCCCTCGTCCAGACTAAACACAAAGTTCGTGGGCAGGGACGAGCTATTCAGTTCCGTCTTGAAAATGATAAGATCGGTTATGACTTCGATCTCATTGGCTGGGCGGTCTCTTACACAGGAACGGTTTTAATTTAATGGTAAAGCAAGCCACACAAGCTGACATCGGTTTCCTGTTAGACAAGGCTGCCGAGTTCCATTCGACTTCTGTTTATCAACATGTACCTTTTGATGTAGATACGGTAGTCGAAAATCTTGAACAACTAATCGCCAACGGTGGGGTCTTCTACAATGACGAAGGCTTTGTCGCTGGCATGTTGACGCCCCTAGTCTTCAATAAAAATGTCTGTCTCGCCGCTGAGTTGGTCTGGTACTGTCCAGACGGTAACGGCGCAGAATTGAAAAAGGCATTCGAAGACTGGGGGCGGGACTCGGGGGCTATTACTTCTGTCTTCGCCACCCTTGCCAACGACTATGCTGAAAACCTCGGAAATCTTCTAGTCGAAGATGGATATCGACCTCTCGAAGTCTCTTATGTTAAAGGTCTAACCTAATGGCTGCCGTAAGTACAATTATTGCAGGCGCAGCCCTTGGCGTGGCTGCCGGTTCGACAGTCGCAAATATTAATGCTTCTAATAAAGCAGCCAAGGCGTCACAACAAGCAGCGGCCCTAGACCGCCAACGGATGAATCTTCAGTCAGCTCGTGAACGTCGTGAAGCTGTTCGAGCAAGTCGTCTGGCATTTGCACAGTCACAGATGGCTGCTACAAACCAAGGTGCCGGAAGTACTTCAGGTGCTCAAGGGGCTCAAGGATCAATTATTAGTCAAAGCAATTCTAATCTTTCGTTCCTTGACAGGTTCAATACACTAACGGATCAGGCGTCCCAGCAAATCGGATACGCCAATAAGTTCCAACAAAAAGCACAGACGTGGAATGCTGTCGGCAATCTTGCATGGCAAGTCTTTGGTAATGCACAGACGCTTGGAGACATGGCGTCTACCCCTAGAGGATAATTAATGGCTAATCTATTCGCTGGCTTAGAAGGTCAGCCGGGACCCTTCTCTGACGTTCCTGAGAATGTCAATCGAGCAGAAGCACCGACTAATTCGTTAGCGCAGTTCCGTCAGGCTCAAGTTGCTGCAATGGCAAACGTTGATCCTGATGCCGATCCCTTGTTCGACGAGTTTCAAACTCTTCAACAGACCTACGAAAAGTCGATTGCACAGTACGGCGAACATCAGGCAAGAGTCGAAGCCGCCACGCGCCGTCAACAACGTTCTATTAAAGGCCTAGAAGAACTCGCAGCGTCGGATCGCAGGACTGACCCTACCGGCGAATTGCAACGAGGAGCGTCTCTTGCACTCGAACAAGAAATTCAAGCAGACATTGAACGTCGGGCTGAAGCGGCGCTTGAACGAGAAGCTATCGATCGAGTTACCGACGTAGCGGCCCGGGACCCTGAACAAGCCCGCACTTTACTGAACTTGATGGAAATGGGAAGCCCCATAGATCAAATCCGGGACATGAACACAAAGTACATGATCCTTCAACGTGAAATTGATCGTGCCCAATTCGCCGTCGAACAGCAAGGGTTTGTTCGTCATGCGGCTGACTTTGTTTTGTCTATGGTTCCACTTAAAGGTTCTATGGGCATGACAGGTAACGTAGACGTGGATCGTGAATTTAAAAATTGGTTCAGTAACGCCACTTCTCAAGTCTTCGCGGGTACGCGCCGTCGATCAGAAGCAGCGTCTCTTTGGAACATGGCCCCCGAAGATTTTGCTGTGTACGTCAGAGAACAGTTGTTACCAAATATTCAAAAGAATACCGACTTGCTGGGCTACACGTCTCGTTCTGCTCAACTCGACATTCTTACGAATCTGAAAGAAACGACTGATCCTGTTCAGACTAATCTTTACAATCTTCTTGACAATGCAGGTATCCTTGCAGCCCCAGTAACCCGTGGTGCTAAGATTGCTACGTCCCTCCCCGCCCTTGCGCTTCGTATGGGTGGTCGACGTACGTCTGGTGCTGCTATGGCCCAAGCCGCCGCTGAATTGGCTAAGAATGGTACTGAAGAAGCAGTCGTTCGCGCGGGTATGAACTCTGCAAATGAAGTTGTTGATGGTCTGTCGACTACGGTAATCCGTTCGACGGGAACGCCGTACGTCGTTAGTCCCCAAGCAATCGCTAACGATATTCTAGACAAGGCCCGAGGACTTCGTGATCGTCTTCCTGACTGGCTTCAACCGGGACGGTACGCAGACGAAACTGAATATCAAAAGGCTTTGACCAAGTTTATTGACGACGAATCCGCTAGGTTTGATAGCCGTATTGCTGACGTCGCAGAAAAGCGGACTAAACTCGCAGACGGCAGCCGGACTACTTCAGTCGAATTCACAATTGGTCGAGTCGACGGAACGGGTTACGCTCGCGAATCTTCGGCCCGGAATTACGCTAACGGTTTAGGTTTTAGTGATGCGAGGGTTGTTCAAGCCGAAGACGGTGGTTGGTTCGTCAAACTAGAACGAAACATGCCTGAGACGGGTACGTACACAAACGTTCTTAATGTTCAGACAAACTCAATTATTAAACGGTTCTTGTCTGGTGCTCGTGAACGTTCTGATCCGATGTTGGCTAATCAGGCCACTAGATCGGACATGACTCGTAACCGGATTATTAATACCGTACTTCGGGATTTATACAAAGACGTTAAAGTCGACCCTGCAAGCCGTGAACGTATTTCGCAACTATGGCAAGCCGGAGACAATCAAGGCAAATGGTGGTCGTTAGACGAAGCTAATATGCTTTATCAACGTACCTTCGGTCGTGACGTCTCTGAGGCCGAGTGGAAGGCGTACAACGGTCTTCGTAAGATCAATGACGTCGAATACGTTATTCGTAACGATATTATGTGGAAAGATAAAGTTCTTCGCGGAACAGAAACTGTTACCGTCGACTTAGGTCCTGGTGGCACTATTACTAATGCCAATGCCCTTATCGACGAGGGGTTCACCAAGGGCCTCAAAGGACGTGGTGTAAATGCGTCTGACGGGACAATCTTTGACGAAGCTCTTACTCCGGAACAAGTCGATTGGTTTAAGAACAATGGTTTTGTCTCAGTTCAATTAGACGACGCCCATAAGTTCTTGGTCGACGGATCAGAAGTAAACACTGTCTTTGTTCGTCGTACAGACCTTCAACGGTCTGCTCTTGAGCGCCAACAGCTTCAGTATCGTCCCGGCGGTCACCGCATTTATCAAGATAAGTACTTTGCCAAGCAAACCAACTGGGGCACTCAACCGGACGGTAAAAAGTTCCTTAAGTCTCCCAATACGTACATGGTCGGCACTAAGGCCCAAGTGGACGAATGGACTAAGACTATGGACCGTATGCGGGTCGCTGTTCGAGATAATCCCAATATTTCCGCAGAAGCGCTAGACGACATTGTCGCAGGGCGTCCGGGGTATCCGACTGGTCAACAGTTCTTAGACGGAGTCCAGACCGGCAACTATCGGACTGACGAAGCATTTGCTACGTACTTTGACCGTGAAATGCCTGAGCCATATCATCGTGGTCTGAACCCTTTTGTGGGAGACGACACTGAAGACGGTTTTACCCAGTACGCACGTACGCACGGTCGTCTGTACTATAGTCAAAAGAATACTAAAGGCCTTGTCGATTGGCACGGAGAACAAGCCCCCACACTGGATGCTTGGGCCTCTACTAATAAGGCTTTCCTTAATATCGCTAATCTGGCCAGTTTCTCTGACTATAAGATTAGTGCAGCAGAACGTTGGTTTAAGTCGTTCCAAGAGTATATTGAGCCAAACCCGAGTATTCGAACCCCCATGCAAGCACTGCTTAATGGTAAGCCGAACGCGCTGGCTAAGCAACACAATGTTCTTAATGCTTTCGAAGATCAACGTGAAATTATTAAACGTAATCTTGGCTGGCAAACCGAAGGTGACTTAAGGGCGGCAGAATTCCAACGCGGTATTGCCGAATGGATGATGGGTACCGACCCCAACAGTCTTCGTCACGGAGCAAGTCGTGCAGTTCTAAACTTCATGGAAGACAAGAACCCCGTCGGCTTCCTTCGCGGATGGGCCTTCGATCTTAAACTTGGTATGTTTAATCCTGTACAGTTATTCTTGCAGGCTAACACGTACTTTGCTATTCATTCGATTGACGGTGCCGGTGCAATCCGAGGCCTTCAGTCAGTTGTTCCGCTTCGGGCTTTTATGGCTTTTAAAGGGGACAAGTCGGCGCTTCTCGAAAACTTTAGTAAGTCGTTTAAAGCTTACGGATTTGACAGCGCCGAAGAAATGAAGGCGTACTTTACTCATGCGTCTAAGTCGGGTTTCTTTGACTTAAACGATTCCCATACAATGATTAATGCTATGGGTTCTAAGTCTGTCTTTAATGTCACTGGGTCTAAGCTAGACGAGTTCCGTCAAGCGGGTCGTTTCTTCTTCAACGAAGGTGAAATGTTTAACCGTGCTGTGGCGTATCGTTCGGCTTGGCGTAAGATGTCTTTGGAAACGGATTTTAATAAAATCAATGAAGACGCTTTCCTTAATGCGGTTGCTGGTCGTGCAGAAGACCTTGCCTTTTCCATGTCTCGTACTTCACAGGCTTGGTGGCAGCAGGGACTAGCTTCACTTCCGACGCAGTTCTTTGCGTATCAAGCACGTATGCTTGAAGCGATGCTCGGCGGTTTCACTGGTAAGGGACGCTTTACTCGTGCCGAAGCTTGGAGGCTGATCTTAGGTCAAGCCTTTATGTACGGCTCTGCTGGTATTCCTCTCGCCCCTGTGGTGTCGGATTACATCAAAGGAAAGAACGGAGAAGCCCCTGACCTTAATACTCCACTGGGCTGGATAGACCGTGGCTTCATGGACAACCTTTGGTACAACATTACCGACGGTTCGGACATGATGATTTCGGATCGCCTCGGTACTGGTGGTTGGTTGGGCGACACTGTCGGAAACCTCTTCGGCAAGAATAAGTACGGGGAGGTAAGCCCGATGGACGTTCTTGGTGGCGCCACTTGGTCCATTTCTAAGGACGTCATGGATGACATTGGCCCAGTGCTTAAGTACATGTCTGCTGAATCAGGTGCAGACACAGGACAGCCGATGACTGAACGGGCTTTTGCAAGCCTCGCTAAGAATATTTCGTCTGTGTCCAATGTTCTTAAGTGGTATACCATTCAACAGTACGGCTACTTGAAATCGGGCAATGGTAACATTCAAGTCGGAAACCTCCCGCCTGCATCCGCTTGGGCCGTCCTTTTATGGGGCGCTCAACCGGGAGCTATGGATGATCTTTCGGCTATGTCGGACTTTAATAAGGATCGGACTAAAGTCGTCGAAGAGGCGTCTAAGGTGATCACACAGTATCGACAAGAAATGTTAAACCATCCCGAGCGGACTCAAGAATTGTCGGAAGAGATTAGTCTCTTTGTCAATATGCTTGAACCTGATATTCGTAAGTCAGCCCTTGCTCGAACTCACGATCAAGTCGATCCGTCTCTGTACGACTCGTACGCCAATCGCCGTAACAAACAACGGCAACAGCAAGACTTTATGGAGAAAATTCAGTAAGTGGCTAGTTTCACTCAACAACTTGATCTGGCGTCGTCTAGCCGTCGTATCATTGACCCTCAAAATAACAAGGGTCCGACTTTCCTTGAAGGTCTTGCTAACTTCGGTACCAACTTGGTCAGTCAAGGTTCGGACAACTTTAGGCGAGCACAGGCCGCCAGTCGACAACAAGCTGCTGACGCCCGGACTGCTGCAAACCAACAAGCAGAATCCGACGCAGCTAAGTTTGTTCTTGACGCAAGAAGCGGAAACTTTCAAACAGGGCCTCGTGTGGCCCAACCGGAACTTCCCAGTATTCCTGTAGCTCTGGATGACAACCTTCCCGTTCCAGTCGATTCGGAACTTGAAGGCGCACCTCTGCCGCCGGACGTAACTCGAACTGTTACTCAACTACAGCGGGCACAGTCTGCGGAAAACCAAGGACGGGCCCCCCAAGGCTCGAGTGGTATCCGAATTGAAGCCGCTCTGGCTGATCTTCGTGCAAAGTACCCGGACCGTCAAGACGTCATCTATAAGACACTTAAAGACGCCGGATTGGACCATTGGCTGTTCCGCGAAGCTGAAGCCGGAGAAGCAGTCTTCGATGCTCAGCTCAAGGCTGAGACGGATATGTTTCAGACTAACGTCAAGGCTGCTGTCGACGCTGGTGCGGTTCTTCCAGGGACTGATCCCAACGAAGCTGCTGTCATCGGTCAACGTATCTTGGCTAAGAACGCACAGATAGCTGAGAACACCCGCCTTAGGATTGAGAACCAAGCCTTAACAGCTGAAGGTCGTACTCAGTCGGAGTTTGATCAGAAAGAACTGGACCGCGAGTTCAACAATACGTACTTAGCCAAGGCGGACACTATTATCACTCCGCTGTGGAATGGTCTTACGTCTCGTATTAGCTCTGCCGGTTTCACGGACAGTCAAGGTAATATTCAAAGTCTTGATCGTCTTATCCCCGTCGCACAACAATCAATCAATCAAATCTACGCCAATCTGATTTCAGAAGCACGTTCGGCGTCGGCCCCCCAAGACACTATTCAAAACCTTGAGCGGGACCGCGACGACAAGATTAAGATGATTGACAATATGTTGACGGGGGACGCTTCGACGTTTGCTGTTCGTAAAAGGTCGATTGAAAGTCTTCAACTGAACTTGAAGATGTCGGCCATGGATTCGATGAAGACGTACACTGGGCTTGTCGAAGTCTTTGGCGCTGGTGCTGTAAATGAAATCTTTGCGGCTGGCGGTCTCAATTCGGTTCTTCCGCCCGAAGTTCTCCAAGAATT